TGCAGATTTTGGTCTGTACGGGTTCCCTCGATTCCCCCTGGTGGCCACTCAGGCGGTCTGTGGCTGGCCGTTCGCGGCGGCCCCGGGGTGATCTGACCCCTGTTGCGGCACAAGGCAGCTCAGCGGCCTCGGACAATCAGACGCTCTGAAACATGCTGTCAGTGGCGATAATTCGTTACACTGGATGTATGAATGTTCGGGGTTGCGAGAGGTGTGGGGCGAAGCTCGGCCTGGGTGGTGCGCGGGGCCGGTCGCCGCGGTTCTGTTCAGGTCGCTGCAGGGTTGCGGCGCACCGCAATCGGACCCGGCTGCCTGAGTCGCTGACTTCGCGGCCCAGGTGGACGTGCCGGGATGGCAAGCGCCCGATACAGCCGAATGGTCGGCCGGCGTCGTCCACGAATTCGGCCACCTGGTCGACGTGGGCCGAAGTCAAGGATTGCCCGAACGGGATCATGCTGGGCGACGGCCTTGCCTGTTACGACCTGGACGGCGTGCTCGACGATGGCAAGCTCCTCCCGGAGTTCGTGGAGTTGTTCGACCGCATCAGTGCGGATGCGTTGTGGGTGGAGCGGTCGATGTCCGGCCGGGGCCTGCATGTGTTCGTCGCGGCCCCAGAGGCTCCTGCTCAGGTTGGAGCGCACGTCTCGTTCTACAGCTTCGGTCGGTTCATTGCCGTCACTGGAGACAGATTCAAATAGGCAGTGCTGACCGAAACGGGAGGCCTGCATGGTTCCCGAAACGGGGGGTTGAGATATGCCTGGCCCAGCACCTAAAGATCCTTCTGTGCGCGCTCGGCGCAATAAGTCGTCGACGCGGGCTACGTTGTCTGCGGATCATGATGTGGTCGCTCCTGAGTTGCCGGATGGTGTGGTGTGGCATCCGTTGACGGTGCGTTGGTGGAATGACATTTGGGCGTCGCCGATGGCCCCGGAGTACACCGATTCGGATATCAACGGGCTGTTTCGTGTGGCGATGTTGTACAACGATTTTTGGACCGCGGATACCGCGAAGGCGCGGGCGGAGGCTCAGGTTCGGCTAGAGAAAGCCGATACCGATTATGGGACGAATCCGTTGGCTCGCCGCCGTCTGGAGTGGCAGATTGAGGCGACGGAGGATTCCAAGGCGAAGGGGTCGAAGCGGCGGAAGTCGGATGCCGCGCCCGTGAGTCATCCTGTTCCCGGTGACGATCCGCGCCTGAAGCTTGTGACGTAGCGGTTCGACCGAGGCAGCTTGGATGGCTGTACTTCAGGTGCCGGCCGTGGATTTGGCGTTCCCGACGCTGGGTCCGCAGGTGTGCGACTTCATTGAGGATCGGATGGTGTTCGGCCCGGGGTCGCTGTCGGGTCAGCCTGCACGTCTCGATGACGAGAAGCGCGCGCTGGTGTATCGGCTGTATGAGTTGTATCCGCGTGGGCACCGTTTGGCTGGCCGTCGGCGGTTCGAGCGGGCCGGTGTCGAACTCAGGAAGGGTGTAGCCAAGACCGAGTTCGCGGCGTGGATTTGCGGTGTGGAGTTGCATCCAGAGGCGCCGGTTCGGTGTGACGGTTTTGACGCCGCGGGGAATCCTGTGGGTCGGCCGGTGCGGTCGCCGGTGATTCCGATGATGGCGGTCACCGAGGAGCAGGTGTCGGAGCTGGCGTTCGGTGTGCTGAAGTACATCTTGGAGAACGGCCCAGATGTTGATCTGTTTGATATCAGCAAGGAGCGGATCGTCCGGTTGTCGCCTTCGGGTGGCGAGGATGGGTTCGCTGTTGCTGTGTCGAATGCTCCGGGGTCTCGCGATGGCGCGCGGACGACGTTTCAGCATTTCGATGAGCCGCACCGGTTGTTTATGCCGAGGCATCGTGACGCGCACGAGACGATGTTGCAGAACATGCCGAAGCGGCCGATGGAGGACCCGTGGACGTTGTACACGTCGACTGCTGGGCAGCCTGGGCAGGGCAGCATCGAAGAGGACGTGCTTGCCGAGGCGGAGTCGATCGCCAGGGGTGAGCGGCAGGACCCGTCGCTGTTCTTCTTTCGGCGCTGGGCCGGTGATGAGCATGATGATCTGTCCACCGTGGAGAAGCGTGTCGCCGCTGTCGCGGATGCCACTGGCCCTATTGGGGAGTGGGGGCCGGGGCAGTTTGAGCGGATCGCGAAGGACTACGACCGCACGGGTATTGACCGCGCTTACTGGGAGCGGGTCTATCTGAATCGGTGGCGTAAGTCTGGCTCTCAGGCGTTCGATATGACGCGCCTGGTGCAGTGCGATGAGACGGTGCCGGATGGAGCGTTCGTCACCGCAGGGTTTGACGGGTCGCGGTGGAGAGATGCGACGGCTGTCGTGGTCACTGAGATTGCGACGGGACGCCAGATGTTGTTGGGCTGTTGGGAGCGGCCCGAGAACGTCGAAGAGTGGGAAGTCCCTGAGCATGAGGTGACAGCGCTCGTTGTGGACATGATGTCGCGGTTTGAGGTGTGGCGCATGTACTGCGACCCGTGGGGCTGGGATTCTACGATCGCCGCGTGGGCGGGTCGTTTCCCGGATCGGGTTGTGGAGTGGGCGGTTGGCGGCGGCGGCAGTTTGAGGCGTGTGGCTGCTGCGACGCAGGGTTATGCCGATGCGTTGGCGACTGGCGACGCGGCGCTGGCTGCCAATGTGTGGCGGCCGAAGTTTGTTGAGCATATGGGTCATGCGGGGCGGCGTGAGCTGAAGCTGGTGGACGATACGGGCCAGCCGCTGTGGGTGATGCAGAAGCAGGATGGCCGTTTGGCTGACAAGTTTGATGCTGCGATGGCGGGGATGTTGTCGTGGGAGGCGTGTGTTGATGCGCGTCGTGATGGTGCGCGTCCGCGCCCGAAAGTGTTTGCACCTAGACGGATCTACTAGTCGCCATAGAGACAGAGAGGGGGTCAGCTGTTGACTGCTTCAACGCCAGCGGAATGGCTCCCGGTATTGACGAAGCGTATCGACGACGGAATGTCGCGGGTGCGTTTGTTGGCGCGTTACTCCAATGGGGATGCTCCGCTGCCCGAGTTGACGAGGAACACGTCTGCGGCGTGGCGTTCGTTTCAGCGTGAGGCGCGCACCAACTGGGGTCTGATGGTGCGTGACTCTGTTGCTGACCGGATCATCCCGAATGGCATCACGGTTGGTGGTTCCGCCGATAGTGATTTGGCGTTACGTGCACGGCGCATTTGGCGGGATAACCGCATGGATTCCGTGTGTAAGCAGTGGGTCAAGTATGGGCTGGACTTCGGCGAGTCGTATTTGACGTGCTGGCGTCGTGATGACGGTACGGCGACGATCACAGCTGACTCTCCTGAAACGATGGTTGTCAGCGTTGACCCGCTGCAGCCGTGGCGGATCAGGTCCGCTATGCGGTGGTGGCGGGACCTCGATGCCGAGTCGGATTTTGCGATTGTGTGGTCGGGTGACGGGTGGCAAAAGTTCGCCCGTCCGTGCTTTGTGCAGTCGTCGTCCCGGCGCAGGCTGGTGACGCGAATCTCAGACTCGTGGGTTCCGGTTGGTGATGCTGTAGTGACCGGTTCGCCGCCGCCGGTGGTGGTGTACCAGAACCCTGATGGCATGGGCGAGGTGGAGCCTCACATTGACATCATCAACCGGATCAACCGTGCTGAGCTTCAGTTGTTGTCCACGATGGCGATCCAGGCTTTCCGTCAGCGTGCGTTGAAGTCGACGGAAAATGGGTTGCCGAAGGTCGATGAGAACGGCAACGCGATCGACTACGCCTCGATCTTTGAGGCCGCGCCGGGAGCGTTGTGGGAGTTGCCCCCTGGGGTTGATATCTGGGAATCGCAGCCGAACGACTTCACTCCGATGTTGTCGGCGATAAAGGAGCATATTCGACAGTTGTCGTCGGCGACCAAGACTCCGTTGCCGATGCTGATGCCGGACAGCGCGAACCAGTCAGCTGAGGGTGCGCACAACATTGAGAAGGGCTTCTTGTTCAAGTGTCAGGATCGGCTTTCGATAGCGAAGATCGGACTGGAGGCCATCTTGGTCAAGGCGATGCAGCTTGAGGGCGAGGACGTTGAGGACACAGTGGATGTGTCGTTCGAATCTCCAGATCGTGTGACGCTGGGGGAGAAGTATGCTGCCGCCTCTCTGGCTAAGGCGGCCGGCGAGTCGTGGGCGTCTATCCGGCGGAATATCCTGAACTACAACGCCGATCAGATCAAGCAGGACGATCTCGATAGGGCGCGTGAGCAGATAACTTTGTTCGCCGGCAACTCGGTGCAGCGCCCCCAGGAAGATGGATCACGCTGAGTATGCGGCTGCGACCGCTGAACTGAGGCGCAGACTGCTCGAATATGTGTCCGCAGCGTGGACATCGGTAACGCTGTCTGACAGTGGACTGCGAGAGCTGACATCTTCGGTGGCACCGGTTGTCCAAGCGGCCCAAGAGTCGATGGCGGCCATGACTTCGGTGTACATCGCAGAAGTCACCCAGCAGTCACCGGTGCAGGCCGTCGAGGTTTCCGCGATTCGCGGTGTGCCGTCGGAGACGGTGTACGCGCGACCTGTGATCACAGCACGTACGGCACTGTCGGAAGGTAAGAGCGTCGCAGCGGCACTCCGGGCCGGTCAGCGTCGTATCGAGAACCTGGCGGGCACCGACCTGCAACTTGCAAAGACGCACCAGGCTAGGTCGTCGTTCGCCCGCAGCGGTGTCCAGTTCTACCGCCGCGTCTTGACCGGCAGCGAGAACTGCGCGCTGTGTGTCATCGCATCAACCATGCGGTACCGCAAAAACTCGTTGATGCCCATTCATCCGGGCTGTGATTGCGATATTGACGTGATCCCGCCGGGGATGGACTTCGACACGATCAGCACGGAGCTTCTCAACGAGACGCATGACCAGGTGAAGGCGTTCGCGAGTATCGCGGATCGCGGCGGACGCGCCGTTGACTACCGAAAGTTGATCGTCACTCGGGAGCACGGCGAGGTTGGGCCCGTCCTCGCATGGCGTGACCAGAAGTTCTCAGGCCCCAGAAGCATCCAGCGCTGACCCCGGCGGTCTGGATAACGCACACATGGCCCGTAACGGGCATGTCACAAAGAAAACCCATCCGCAAAGGAAACAAACCCTCATGTCTGATGATGTGACAGCAGAAACGTCGGAACACAGCGCCGTAACGGAGCCAGTGGAACCGGCAGGCGACCAGGACGCAACCGCCACGGTTGAGGAGCCCACGCAAGCTCCGAAACCAACTGAGACGGTCGAGTTCTGGAAGAAAATGGCCCGCAAGAACGAGGCGCAAGCCAAGGAGAACTTCGCGGACGCCAAGAAGTGGCGGGAGTCGCAGGAAAAGATCGGCGACGACCCGCTGGCCCGGATCGAAGAACTGGCACGAAAGTTCGAGACGGCTGAGCGTGAACGCATCCGAAGTGATGTGGCGCGTGAAACGAAAGTCGACCCGGAGTTCATTCATGGCGATACCGAGGAAGAGATGCGCGAATCCGCCGACCGGTGGAACGAATTCGTCAACAAGCGGATCGAAGAAGCGCTGAAGGCCAAAACGGCATCGTCGGCCGTGCCGACGTCGGAAGTCACATCAGACAAGAAGGTTGAAGGCCCGAAGCCTCTCACCCCGGCTGAGTACGCGGCGCTGCCGCCTGCCGAGCGAAAGAAGGCGCGCGAAGAGGGCCGACTTGACAGCTATCTACGTGGAGAACTCCACTAACACAGAAGGGAGCCAAAAATGGCTTTCAACAACTTCATTCCTGAACTCTGGTCGGACATGCTCCTGGAGGAGTGGACCGCCCAGACCGTTTTCGCCAACCTCGTCAACCGCGAGTACGAAGGCACTGCAAGCAAGGGCAACGTGGTGCACATCGCTGGCGTGGTGGCACCTACCGTCAAGGACTACAAGGCCGCTGGCCGGCAGACCTCGGCGGACGCCATTTCTGACACCGGCGTCGATCTGCTCATTGACCAGGAGAAGTCGATCGACTTCCTGGTCGATGACATCGACCGGGTTCAGGTCGCTGGTTCGCTGGAGGCCTACACCCGTGCGGGCGCCACAGCTCTGGCCACCGACACCGACAAGTTCATCGCCGATCTTCTGGTGGACAACGGAACCGCGCTGAGCGGTTCGGCACCTACGGACGCCGATGACGCGTTCGACCTGATCGCCACGGCGCTCAAGGAGCTGACGAAGGCGAACGTCCCGAACGTGGGGCGTGTCGTTGTCGTGAACGCGGAGATGGCGTTCTGGCTGCGGTCGTCCGGGTCGAAGCTGACCAGTGCAGACACCTCCGGCGACGCTGCTGGTCTGCGCGCGGGCACCATCGGGAACCTCTTGGGCGCCCGGATCGTGGAGTCGAACAACCTGCGGGACACCGACGATGAGCAGTTCGTCGCGTTCCATCCGTCGGCGGCGGCGTATGTGTCGCAGATCGACACCGTTGAGGCTCTGCGGGATCAGGACAGCTTCTCTGACCGTATCCGTGCTCTGCATGTGTACGGCGGCAAGGTTGTCCGACCCACTGGCGTGGTCGTCTTCAACAAGACGGGCAGCTAGTGCTCGCTACTGCCGATGATGTTGCCGCGGCGCTGGGGCTGTCCAGCGCCGCGGACCTCACTGATGAGCAGTCAGCCCGGGCCGACGCGCTGCTGGAGCGTGTCAGTGATGCGTTCCAGCGCGCGTCGGGTCGAGTGTTCACCGATGGCGTCACCCGTGTGCGGGCGAACGTGGTCAACGGCAGGGTGTGGCTTCCCGGACTCGTGGTCGAGGTCCGCAGCGTTGAGGGTATCGACGGCGCTGCTGTGGATTTCACTCAGGATGGTGACTATGTGGACGTATCCGAGAATGGGCGCCCACTGGTAACCGGAACGGTCGTGGTGGTTGAGTACGTCGGCGGCGGCGCGCCGGAAGCCGTCACGGCGCTCGTCGCGTCTGTGGTTGCGCGACATCTGACGGTGCAGCCCGGTTCGGTGCAGTCGCAGGCCGTATCACTCACGGCTGGTCCGTTCACTCAGCGCAACGCAGAGTGGGTCTCAAGCACCTCATTGTTCACGGCCGATGAGCTTGCCGAGGTTCGCCGGTTCGCGCATCCCATCCCGACTATCACGGTGCATCGGCTGTGACGTTCCCCGTTTCGTTCACTGTGACGCATTACCCGCATGTGGGTGATGATTCGGATGGGCTGGGGAACACGATCCCGGTGTTCGGGCCTGGTGTTCCGGTGGGTGCTATTCAGTTGGCGCCGCATGTTCAGGTGGTTGGTTCGGCGACGATGACCGAAACGGAAGTTGTCGATGTGGACCTGTATTTGCCGGTGGGTTCACCAGTGGCGGTGAAGGATCGTGTCGAGTTCGGCGCGGACGTGTTCGATGTTGTCGCGGTTCGGGACTGGACATTGGGGTTCCACGGCTGGGCGCCGGGTCTGGTTGCCGAGTTACGAAAGGCGGCTTAGCTGTGGCGAGTGGCCCTACAAAGAAGAATCCGCTGGCGAAGTTCGGTATCAGTCTCGACGACTTCGACAAGCTGCCCGAGGTGAATCAAGGCGTCAACGAGTTCATGGATGAGGTTGCCGCCGCGTGGAAGCAGAACTCTCCGGTGTCGTCGGGCGATTACCGCGATTCGGTTCAGGTGACGGAACGTTCCACGAACAAGGGACGCGGCAAGGTGGGCGCGACCGATCCGCAGGCGCACCTTGTGGAGTTCGGGTCGGTGCACAACGACGAGTATGCGCCGGCACAGAAGACGGCTAAGCAGTTCGGCGGCACCGCTTATGACGATCGATAGCGCTCCGAGTATTCACCGCGTGCTGGTGGAGTGGCTTTCTCCGCTGGGGAAGGTTTCGACGCGCAGGGTGGCGAATGATCCGTTGCCGCACCGGGTTGTGCGTCGTGTTGACGGTGTGGATGCGCCTGAGGTTGCGCAGGATGTGGCGGTTGTGTCTGTGCACACGTTCGCCGCTGGTGATGCTGCCGCCGACGTGGAGGCCGGTTTGACGCATCAACGGATGGTTGAGCTGTCGTTGAATCCGTTGACGTTGATCACCCTTCCGGGGGGTGTGCTGGTGACGATTGATTATTGCCGGTCGTTGATGGCTCCGATTCCTGTTGAGTACAGCGACGATCCGCATGTTGTTCGGTACGTGGGCCGATACGAGGTCGGCCTGCCGTACCTGTCCTGAGTTTCAGCCCGAAAACAACCAAAGAAATAAAGCCCCTCGCCCGATTTCTGGGGCTTGGGTCTTTTTTGTTTCGCCGGAGTTCTTTTTGCAATCCGGTCCCCCCATCATGATCGAGAGGAGCGTCCTATGACGCAGCCAATGACCGGCACCGATTGGAGCGCCGGCGGATTCACTGACATTCACAAGCCGTTCATTGAACGTGGCGGTTTGCAGGCGGTGTTCATTCGTGACAACCGCGGCGCGGCGACGGACATGTCGCCGTTCGAGGATGATTGCGTGACGGTGAAGTGGTCGCCGTTCGCGCAGGACGGCAAGATTCGCGACGACCTTTTCATCCGCCGGAAGGTGAACGGCAAGTACGAGTACAACACCGACCCGAATGAGGGCTGGTGGCACATCGGCTGCAACCCTGAGGATGGCGGTGCGGAACGTGAACCGGACGTCACCTCTGACGATTTGATGGTGTTGCAGTCGAAGTTCCCGGTCGATTCTGAGGTGACGGAGAAGTCGTACTCGGTGCGGTTCGTGGCGCTCGGTACGGCCGATCCGCTGATTCACCGGCTGGAGTCGGAACTTCCGTTGTGCGACAACGCCGGTAATCCGCTGGTCGCGCTTCCCGGTACCCCTGACTACGGTGAGGGTCCGCTGCTGGACGCTGACTCGGCGGAGTACCAGCTGCTGCTGCTGTATGCGCGCCGCACCTCGGGCGGGTTCATTTACCGCGCTGAGGGTTATCCGGCGGTGAAGCTGGACGACCAGGCGTCCAAGCAGCGGTCCAAGACCGATCCTGATACGGCGGACCTGACGTACAAGGTGCTGCCGAACGAGTACTTCATGCGGCCCGATCCGGCTGGGACGATTGCACTGGTTCCCGGCTACTTCTACGTGTGGATGGGTGGCCCCGGATGGGCTGAGCAGTACTCGGACGGCAGCTAGCCAGAAAAGCCCCTGCCGGGTGGGTGTTTGTGGCGCGCCGCATGGTGCGTCCGGGGCTGGCCCCCACCCGGCAGGCCCCCTTATCAGCCCCCCTAAAGCCCCCGTGATTGCGTGAAAGGAAGCCCCAAATTCTCATGACTACTTCGAAGCCCACCAACAATGGCGCCGCGGCCCGTGAGCAGGCCACCGAGTTTGATTCCCCGTTCGCTGATCGTGTCCTTCGGTTCGACGACGGAACTACGATGTCGATCCCGCCTCACCCGAATCTTCGGATGCTCGACGACGACGCTCTGGAAGCTTACGAGGCGTACCTCGAAGAGATCGAAACTTACGACCGGGAACCTGACCTGTACATCCCGGAGCAGACAGTTAAGGACCGAGACGGCAACGAGATGGTGTTGCCGGCGGAGACCCGCCCCGGCGCGGTGAAAGGCCCCCCGTACTACAAGGACGGTAAGCGTGTGTCGCCGCCGCGTGAGGTGCGGATCGTTCAGGTCGTGTTGGGAATGGACTCCTACGAGGTGTTGCGGTCGAAGAAGATCAACGGGCGTCCTGCTGGTGCGCGTGATGTGTGGCGGGCGTGGACGGAGCAGGGTTTCTCGATCGCGGAGCGAGCTGAGTCCGACTCGAAAAGTGATGGAGGCCCAGTGGTTTTGGAGACTGTATCCGAGGCAGATAGCGAGTGATCTGCGGCGTTTCTTCGGTTTGAGTGTTTCGGATTGGCATCAGGGCAGGCTGTCCAGTTTGGAGTTGCTGGACCTGTTCGGGGTGCGGTTCGTGGACAACGCTGAGGAGCGCGTTCGGGAGTTGTATGTGGATTTCGCTCCTGTTGATGGTGCGGTGGCGCGGGCTGTTCGTGGTGGGCGTTGGTCTGAGCCGGAGTTGATCGCGGCGGAGACGTATAACGAGATCGCCAGGTTTCGAGCGTCGTTTCATGCGTCGAAGAGTCGTAAGGCTGTGTATGAGCCGTTTGCGTTTGAGGATCCGGTTGATCGGCTGGAGAAGGCGCGTGCGTCGGTTGAGGCGCATGAGTTGCAGCGTGAGGTTGAGGCCGATCTGTTCGGCTGGTGACGGGGAGGTGAGTGTCTGATGCCTATCTACGTGGACATTATTTCCCGTCTTGATGAGCGTGCTGCTGCGGTGGCGGCGAAGAACATTGAGCGTGAGATGGAGGCGGCTGGGGCGCGCGCGGGGTCGTCTGCTGGTCGTGCGATCGGTGAGAATGTGGTCCGGGAGGCTGCGGCTGCGGGGCGTAATGCTGGCGAGCAGTTGTCGCGTGAGGTTGATCGTGCGACGCGTCAGGCCGGTTCTCGTATTGTTGATGGTTTTTCGTCGCATGGTGTGTCGGCGGGCCGGGGGTTTGGTTCGTCGTTTGGTTCGTCTTTGGTGTCGTCGTTGCCTGTGGCGGGCCGGTTTTCGGCTGCCCTGTCGGGGTATGAGGGTGCGGCGTCGAAGGCTGGCGCGTTGGCTGGTCGTGCGTTGGGCACGGCGTTCACGGCGGCCGCGACGGGCATTATCGGCGCCGCCGGTGTTGCCCTGTTCAAGGGGTTTGATCGGTACAAGTCTCTTGATGCGACATCGCATCGCCTTGCCGCGATGGGGAACAGCGCCGAGCAGGTCAAGACGATCATGTCGGATATCAACGAGGTCGTCGTTGGCACTCCGATTGCGTTGGACGAGGCGGCGAAGGCTGCTACGCAGTTCCTTGCTGGTGGGGTGAAGCAGGGTCGCCCGTTGCAGGCGGCGTTGACGGCGATCGCGGACGCGGCGGGTGCATCTGGGCAGAAGTTCGGCGACCTGGCCGTCATCTTCAACCAGGTGTTCAACAAGGGCAAGCTGCAGGCTGAAGAGATGTTGCAGCTCAATGAGCGTGGCATCAATGTTCAGGCGGCGTTGCAGAAAGAGTTCGGCCTGACGAGCGCTGAGATTCAGAAGATGTCGAAGGACGGCACGATTTCGTTCGGCATGCTTGTGCAGGCGATTGAGGGCCAGTTCGGTGGCATGTCGAAGAAGCTGGCCGACACTGTTGACGGCGCCTTGTCGAACATGAATGCCGCTGTGGGTCGTGTTGGGGCGAACTTCATTTCGGCGTTGTTCGGTGACCCTCTGGACACGACGGAGGGTCCTGGCGCGCTTGCCAAGTCGATCAACAATGTGACCGACAAGCTGAATGACCTGAACGCGTGGATCGTCGCGCACAAGGACGACATCAAGCGCACCTTCGAGGAAGCTGCCGAGACTGCGCAGGATTTGTGGGATGCGCTGTCGAGCGTAGTCGAAATGCTCGACCGGATCGGTATCAGCGTTGGGGACGTGGTGACCGCGTTCGTGGCGTGGAAGTCCATAGCTGGCATCACGGCGCTGACGCAATCTCTCTCAACGGTGAGCACGACATTGGCCGGTCTTCCCGCGACGGCCGATAAGTCGGCTAAGGGAATCTCTGCCGCGTTGTCGCGTGTGGCGGTCCCAGCGTGGCTGGCGTTCCTGGTTGCGCAGAACGGCCCTGAGATTGAACAGGCCATTCAGGACGCGATTCCAGGTGCGGATAGCTGGAATCACTCCAATACGCCGGATCAGTTGGGGCGCAGGGCCCGTGAGTGGTGGGACCGCAACATTCAGGGCGGCACGGGGGTTGATCCGCAGCCGTCGCCGCTGCCGCAGCTTGGGGGCGGGTCTGGACCTGGCACGCCAACGGTTGGCGGTATTCCAATTCCAGGGCTTGTGGGTACGAACTCGAACGGTCCAGCGTCCCCGTTCGGTAACCTTCCCGGTCAGGTTCCATTGGATGTTTCCGTGGAGGATCGCCGCGGGCGTCGTGGTGGCGGCGCGCCTGGTTCGGATGGGGCACCCGCGGATGGCCCGTTGGCTGATCTGTTCCCGGGCGCGGTGGGGGCTGCTGATGGTGGTAGTGGTTCTGGCCCGAAGCTGCCGGATGCGCCTGTGTTGCCGTATGACACGACGTTGCCGCCGGGGATTGCTGGTATGCCACCCGACGCGGCCGTGTTCTCCGCTGAGTCGTCGTATCTGGATGCGCGTCACAAACTGGCGGAGAAGCGTGCCCGCGCCGCCCAATTGGAGCAGTCCACCGAAGCCACCGAGCAGGACCGCCTCAAGGCCCGCAACGATGTGATCGAAGCTGAACGCGACCTTCAGGCCGCCGAGATGCGCATGAGTGATGCCCGCGCGAATCAGTACGAGAAGCTGACGAAGCAAACCGACAAGCATGTCAAGGATTTGGGGCAGATCGGTGCCCAGCTTGATCAGGATTTCGGTATCTCGAAGGGTTTGGCGGGGATCGCGGAGAACATCACGAAGTTCGTGGCGAACCTCGCTGCGGCACCGTTGTTGGGGCAGTTGCAGGCCATTTCGGCCTATAACCCGACCCAGGGCGGGCACGGGTTGATGGGTGTGCTCGGCGCGCAGGGTGTGTTCGGGCCGCAGTACCAGAACAACCAGTACGACCGGGGCTCCTACCCGTCCGCCGGTGCGACCGGTGTGTCCATGACAGCCCTTCCATCGGCGCCGTCCGCTATTCCGGGGCAGTCTCCGCGCGACTTCGCGCACAACGTGATGATGCCGTTCTGGAAGAACATGGGCCTTGAAGTGGGCGACCATGCGGCTGATGCGTTTGGTGAGCATCAAAACGGTGCCTTGGACATCATGGTTCCGAACAAGGCTGTCGGACAGCAGGTTTTGCAGCAGGTCCTCAACGACCCGAATGTGTACGGCGCGATCTTCGACCGGCACTCTTACGGCTACGGCCGCGGCCCGCAAGGCCGGCTGATGGAGGACCGGGGCAGCCCGACCCAGAACCACGAAGACCATGTTCACGCCTTGTATAAGCCAGGTAACCCGAACAACATCAACCCGTCCGGTTCAGCCGCCCCGGTGTCCGTTCCGACGGTGGCGGCAGTCGCCCCGTCCGCAACGGCGTTCCCGCCGAGCAGTTCCGGTGGTGTGGTTCCGGTGTCGGTGACGAACTGGCCCGCCCAAGGCTCCGGTGTTGGCGTGACCGCCCCGACCGGTGGCGCGGGTGTGACCTCCCCGGGTGCTGCGCCGGCGGGAAGTCCAGCGTCGGGCACCGGTGCGGGTCCGCTGCCCGGTCCAGCTCCGGTGTCGTCGGGTGCGTGGGCGACGAATCCTGCCCCGCTGCCCACCACGGGCGGCGGTGGCGGCCCGATGGCCGCTGGCGCACCGCAAGGCCTGTTCACTGGCGGGCCGACGAACACCACCAACATCGGGGCGAACGTCGCACCGTATGCCGGGTCCGGTTCCGGTGGTATCGGCATGGACGGTGGTGGTGCGCTTGGCATGGCGGTGCAGGCCGGTGGTATGGCGCTGGACGCGATGGCCCCGGGTGCGGGTCAGGCCGCGCAGACTGGGGTGAAGCTGATCAACCGTGCCATCGAGTACGGCGGTCAGGTCGCCGCGATCGGCGCCCAAGGGTTGATGGAAACGTTCTTGCCTACGGGTGGTTCGGATTTGGCGAACAACAACTGGATCACCCGCATTGCCGGGGGGATTGCTGGTGCGGCCCCGGCGTTGCCGAACCTGGCCGGCCAAGCATCCCAGCAGCGCAAGGACATTGATCCGCAAGCCACAGGCCAGGGTCAAACCCAAGTCAACCAGGGTGGCGACACGAACATCACGGTCAACAACCAGCGCGCCACCGAAGACGGAACAGGCCGCGACATCGCGTATCACCTGCAAAACCAGTACGTCATGCCGGGAGGGTAAATGGCTAAGAAGCATTACCCCGCCACTGGTGTAACCCCGCACGGATGGTATGACCTCGCCAAGGGTGAAAAGCCGATGATGTGGCTCGACGCCTACGACGAGTCGATCACTTTCCACATGATGGGCGGGATGGCGGTCCCTGACCGGGTTGTAGCCCCGGAGATGGTGCACCTCACCTCACTCAAGGGGTTGATCCCGCCGTGGAAGCACATCGACCAGAAGGGCGCCACCGAGGACGGAATCACCAATATTGATGCGCTCTACGACCCGATTGAGGTTGAGGTGGGGGTGGAATGCCGTGGCCGGTCGCCGAAGTGGACGCGCAGGGTCTACCGCGATCTGGTCGCGTCGATCGACGCGAAGCAGGAATCGACGTTGAACTTCCTCACCCACGACATGGGGCACTGGTGGGCGCCGGTCAGGTGGTTCCAGGGCGCGCCGCAAGCACCGCTGGAGATCGGCAAGCGGCAGCGTGAAAGTTTGCGCCTGCGGGCCGATTCGGGGTTCTGGCGTACCTACGACTACGCGGCGAGTTTCCAGTTCGAGTATGAGTCGATGACCGACACGTTCAACTACGACACGTCGGGCACGCAGGACCTCGGCGCGGACTGGCCGCTGTACTACGAGGGTGACGGCGGCGGATACATCTACGCCAATGGTGACCAGGCGAGGTGGCGGGACGACCCGGACGATCCGCTGACAACGGATACCCGCGAGGTGGTGTGCGGGCCGTACAAGGATTTCGACACCGACACCGACAATCAGGTTGTGTCGATGGTGCTCGGCGGGTTCCAAGAGTGGAGCCTGCCTGATAGTGGGGCGAACGACCTGTGGGCTCGCATGGGCCGCGACAGCAACGGAGACTGGGACGGTAATGGCATCCGCATGCGGGTGCAGGGCAACTGGATCAAGCTGTCGAGGTTCAACAACTTCTCGCAGACGGTGCTGTTTCAGCGGCCGCTTCTGGTGGCCCCGCTGATTGGGGAGAAGTTCACCCTGGTTGCCGGGTATGAGGGCGATCCGCGCATGTTCAAAGTGTTGCGCAATGGGTTGCCGATCTTGTCGCACAAGGAAACCGGCACTGGTAGCGAGCTTGGCCCGGATTATCGGGGTATTGGGTTTGGTATGCAGGCCGGTGGCGCGTTGATCACGCAGGCGACACCAGCTCCGGTGCGGAAGGTTTCTGCGGGCGACAATGTGAATGTCACGCAGTCGGGGTTTGTGTCGATGGTCAATGTTGGTGACCAGCCGATGTATTGGGATGCGACCTTGTTTGGCCCGGGCACGTTCCGGTTGTATGACGGTCCCGGCGCGGATGAGTATGTGGAGTTTGGTCCGCTGCTGCCCAATCAGATTGTGTTCCTACGTACCGACCCGCGCTCACAGACGACGTTGGTGCAGGATTTGACGTCGGTGCCGCCGTCGCCGCAGGAGTTGAACATTTTCCAGCAGGCGGTGAAGTCGTTGTTGTCGTTCTTCTCGGAGCGGAACGCGTTCACCGACCAGATTGGGTCGCTGTTTGGGATTGTTCCCCCGCAGGGCAATTTCTATAAGTACCTGTCGGGCCGGTTCAGTGAGAACGCGGCGATCCCCGCGAAGTCACCTGGCGAACCGGCGCAGCAGTTCTTTGTGAAGACAGAAATTGTTGGTGGCAACGCTGACTCGAAGGTGATTCTTTCGGGGACTCCGTTGCGCCGCTACCCGATGTAGCCCCTGTAGTGGCAAGCCCCAGCCGATACCTCGGTGAGGGGTGAATTTGTGGCGCCTGTGAACCAGGAAAGGAGGGGATGACGGTTGTCGAAGTTTGAACGCGAAACAGCCGCATGGCAATCCGCCCTCCAGTCCGGCGACCCGAACAGGATCGCACGAACCGCGCGGGCGTTGACGGAACGCAAATCGAAGGTAGACACGTCGTTCCGGTTCACGGTGTGCGACAAGTTTTGGCAGCCGATGGGCGCTGTCGGTGGCGACCTGATCGAGGCGTCGGGTGCTGACCCGCGCAACGATGTTGAAACCGGCCGGATCGTCCTCAAAGGGAACAGCCCTCTCATCCCTTTGTTCATGGACTGCAAAAAGACGATGGTCGGTGTCATCGTCGAGACAGCCGGTTTGCGGTATGCGTTCTACACGAAGAACCACACCTACGAGTACCGCGACAGCGCATGGACCGGCACCGCTGAACTGCGCGGTATCCGCGACATCCTCAATTACTACGTGATTTGGCCGTCGTGGTGGCTGCCGATTCAGGCACAGCCGTTCTCGCACGCGATCTTCGTGTGGGCGCTGCAAACCGTCGTGGAGAACATGGTCGCAGAATGCGCTCTGCGGTTGCAGTCCGGGTGGCTGGAGTTCATCAACAACGGACTGTCGTTAAACCCGGATATCCGGGCATGGTTCGGCACCGTTCTGCAAGCCCTGTCGCGGGACGGGCTGTCGGTCCAGGCGTTCACCCGCATGCTGCGAACCCCGGTGTATGTGTCACGCACCAATCCACTGCTGGACACGTCGCCGATGGTGGCTCGCACAGTGCGGATGGAAACCGTTCAGGCCGTCATCAAGGACGTTACCCAGTCGTACGGTGTGGATACCCGCATGGATTTGTGGCTTCCAGGTGATCCGCAGCCTGACAGGTGGGCGAACCTGGACCAGCCTACCTACGTGTTTTCCACAGTGGACCGGTCGCAGATCACTGGTCCGACGAAAACCGTGCTCGATTCGGTGCTGCGCACCACGATTGACCTTGGCGGGTCGCTGGGGGACATCTTCAAACCTGTCATCAAGCAGGTTCCCGGCATGGACGGCGTGTTCTATGCGCCCGCGTTGGGTGTGGATTTCGAGCAGCCATACGCCTATTTCGTGGCCCCCGAGCCGGGTGAGGACACCGGCATCGATGCGTGCACGATCACTGACCACACACCTGAGGGTTGGCAGCACATTATTGGTGGCCGTAGCCCAAAGTGGTTGAACGACTTGATGAATGCCACCTTCGCATGGCTGATCGACTCGCTGATGATCGTTGTTGGATTCACCGGCATACCGTCCGATCTGCTGTCGGGGTTCCTGAACAACAGCTTCCTGGCGTTCCAGTTGATTCAGCATTACGACCGCCGTGACGAAGTTGGCCCGTACCATCCGGCGATCGAGCGGTTCTATCCGACAGCATCAGCGCCGTACAACATCGAAACGGTGTTCGCATTCATCAACGCCTTGTTTGATTCGCAGGGCAAGACGACGGCGACGGTGCAGTTCCGCAACGGTGCCCAGTATGCGTTGGGGCGGGACGTTTTTCGCGGCGGCCTGATGTCGCTGGTGTTCATGTCACGTACCCGAATGGTGACTGACTACATCGAAAACGTCATGTGGCGGGTTTCCCAGGATGAGCGGAAGGTGATCGCGCAGTTGGGGGATGGACGCAAGTCGGAGGCCCCGTTGGCGAAGCATCAGCGGTTCATCACGGGGATTTTTGAAACGTTGTCGGTCCTCACGCTGTCACCTCAGGGATAAGCAGCGGTCGTCCTTTCTTTCTGTAACTCGCCCAATGTGAATGGAGCGTGCCTTATGTCGTGGCCTTTGAATCCTGCTGGGACTCACTATTTGTTTGAGGGGATCGTGGAGATTCCTGTCGATCCTACGGCGGGTTCGGCGATCCTCCAGTTGCGTCCGCAGGGCGGTATCGGTGTTGGTGTGCCCGCGATCGAGAAGGGCGACCCGGGTGTGCCGGCCACGTTCGATACGACGGTGAATCTGACGGAGCTGGACCCGGACGATCCAACCCCGGCGGAGGCGTCGCTCACTGAGATCACGCCACCTGGAACATCCACGCCGGGTGTGTACCGGTTGAACCTGGCGCTGCACGCCGGCGCGAAGGGCGCGGATGGTGAGGCGGTGTGGGACCCGACGGATGTTGATCCATCGCCGGTTGCGGGTCAGGTGCCGGTGGTGAATTCGACTGCTGATGGGTTTGTGCTGGCGGCGCAGCGTGTGGGGGACCGGTATGTTCCGGCGTCGATCAACAACACTGCATCGGGTAACGCGAACTCGACTTTGGCTCAGGTGTCGATCCCGGCGCAGCCGTTTGATTGGCGGCCCCGCGTGTCCGGTTACACGGTGGTCACCGGTGAGGGTGCGGATGTTCGGGTTGATTTGGTGGCCCGGTTGAACGGTGAGACCGGCGGCAACGTGATCGGCCGGTGCCCCGGTGTGGCGCAATCGGAGCGGCTGACGCTTGTTTCGGGACCTGCGGCGGGCTCATCGGATGGGTTTGACCGTGTGGCGGCCGGTACACCGGCGACGATCTATTTCCGGTGTGAACGTCAGGCGGGGTCGGTGACGTACACGACTTCTGCTTCTACGTCGATGTTTTCGGTTGAGGTTTGGCCGCTGTCATGACGTCATCGTTTGATCCGTTGCCGGAGTGGGCTCATGCGGTGCCGTCTGAGCCGGGTATTCACCCGGAACAGTCGGCGTTGCAGTGGCAGCGTCCGTTCACTGTTCAGCAGCTGCTTGAGATTGGTGAGCAGTTCATCGAGCAGTTTTTGGCGTGGGTGGTGCGCGCGGTCGCTGGGGTGTTCATCCCTGGTGAGGCGTCGTTCGACCAGTTGCGTGATTGGGCTTTGAACATCCCCATTCTCGGGGACATTATCGAAGCGATCACCGGCCTTGTGGGTGGTGGGATTGAGGAGCTGACGCAGTTCTTCGGTAACATCCGCAACTTCTTCCAATCAATCGACTTCAACGATCCGAGTTTCAACCCGCTTCAGGCTGCGGCGCAGTTGGTGAACATCATCCTTGCGCCGCTGCGCAATTTGCTGCCCAGTTTGTTGACGATTCTGCCGATCGGTGGCATATCAAACCAAGCACCGAACATTCTTCCTGCCCCGAAGTTTCCTGAGGGGTCGGTGGGGAATAACGCGGATTGGGTTGTGGACCCGTCGCATTCTCGCAGCGGGGATGGTACTGGCGCGGCGAAAGTTATTGCCGATGGCACGTTGAAGGCGCTGCGGTCGGGGCAGAATGTTGGCGATTTCTTCGCGGTGAGCGAAGGGCAGACAATCACTGCCCGGGTGTTCGTGTCTCACGACGATTATGTGGGTACGGGCGCGCCGATTCGGTTGCAGCTGGTGCCGTACATCGACGGCGTTGCACAGGCCCCTGTGGATTTGAACGCGTACGCCCCCCAGGACGCGAACTTGGCGTGGCCCGGTAAGGAGCTGTCGGGGGAGTATCGGGTGCCCGCTGGGGTGACTGGTGTGCAGACCCGGTTCGTGGTGACCGAAGACGCCGCTGCGGGCACGTTCTGGTGGGATGACGCCGAGGTCAAGCAGACCGGCGTTATTCAGCAGTCGTGGGTCGAGGGTCTTCCGGAGATTCTGCAAACCTTGTTGGCACGGGTGCAGTTGACGATTGACACGGTGGTGTCGGCGATCCGCGGCGGCGTGCAGACCGTTGAGAACACGCTGGAGGATTTGTTCGACGCTTTGCGCAACATCTCCCCGGAGTCAATCGCGGGCATGCTCGGCCCGGAGAATCTGCGGGAAACCATCGAGAACATCGTCAACAGCATTGTCGGTGGCCTGGTAGGCCTTCCAGGTATTGGTGCTGGCATCGCCGACCTGTTCAATGTGTTGCAGGAGATCGCCTCGCGCGCCAGCTTGGGGTTGTTCTCGTGGGACATCCTTGGCATCAGGACCAACAAGCCCGTCGATAGTGGTTTGTTGCCGTCGGAGCGGTCCAACTTCCCGCTGTCGAACGTCACGACGTGGCTGGAGGCCACGCAGAGCAATTCGCTCATCGGTGTTGACCTGATCGAAGAGTCGATGCCGCTTGGCGTGGTGTCGTGGATCGGCTACGGCCTTTCAGGGATCACCGAGTTCTACGTCAACATCTGGAAGGTCGACTTGGCGTCGGGCGACTGGACGCTGGTGCACCATTCCCCGAACATCGTGGGGCTTTTGGGCGGCACGGCCGCCCCCGGGGAGTTCATCTCCTACGAGCTGGATGACCCGGTTCCCGTGGTGGCGTCTGAGGCGTACGCCTATGAGCTTGTCCCGGTGGGCGGTACGCATTATGTGCGTGGCCGCGTGGCGGACTTGCCGAATCATCCGACGTCGCAGATTGTGTCGCTGGCGGCCACCAGAAACAACACGTCGCCGGATAGCCCGCCGTCGTCGATTGCGAAGGCGTCGGTGACCCGCTCGGGCGATGTGCCGTGGGTGAGTATCGCCGTGGATACAGGTTCCGGCGGTAACCATCACGATCCGTTGAAGGTCTACCTTGGCACCGCGGCCACGGTGTTCCCGGTTCCGAACTGGGTGAACTACATCGACCCGGTTGCGGTGGGCGCTGGTGGTGGTGGTGCACAAGGCTGGGCATTGGGCATCAACGGTCAGGCCGGTCAGCCTGGGAAGTTCAACGCCACCACATGGGTGCGCGGTGAGCATTTCGGCGACAACGCCATCATCACCCTCGACCCGGGCGCTGGCGGCGTGGGCGGTCCTGGTGACGGCGCGGCCGGCGGTAACACCACGTTGTCTATCTCCACGCCCGGGGGTGACACGTATTCCATTGTCGCCGAGGGCGGCGCGGCGGGCACCACTGAAGGGTTTTTGTCGAAACCTGTTGGCCGAGGCCCGGGCACGTTCACGTTCAACGAGCAGGACTATGTGGGCGGCGTTGACCAGAAGGTCATGGGCGGCCACGGTGCGCCGGCTGGTGGTGCCGGTAACGGCGGCAAGGGCTCGTTGGCGGCCTTTCAGTCCGGCGGCAATGGCGCTCCTGGTGGCGGCTGGGTGTTCTTCCGGCCCGACCCGCTGCCTGACCCTGACCCGGATTTGACGCCCCCGACGCCCCCCACGTTGGTGGAGCTGGTCGATTCAACTTTCAGCACTATCACGATTACGTGGTCTGGAGCAACAGACGTATGACAATCAAAGGGTATTTCGTTTACGCGAAAGAGAAGGACGCTTCAGGCGATTTCGTTCAGTTGAATCCCGACCCGGTGTTGCCGCCGTATGGGACAAACGGTTTGAAGTCGAACACCACGTACGAGTTCTATGTGAAGACGGTGGACAACGCCGGCTGGTTGTCGGACCCGTCGGATACCTACGAGTTCACCACTCCAGCGCACACTGCGGGTGATTTGTTGTCGCCGGAGGACCAGGCGATGGTGGATTTGATTGTGGAGGAGTCCCGCGCGGAGACCGGCCAGCCGGGGGTGATGTTGCAGATCACTGGTCCGCGCGGGAACTATGCGAAGGCGTATGGCACCACCGTGGGCGGCACGGTTCGCCCGTTGACGTTGGATGACCACTTCCGCATGGGTTCCTCCACGAAGATGTTCACCGCGATTGCGTTTTTCCAGGCCGTCGACAAAGGCCTCATCACGCTGGATGACACTCTGGAGCAGTACGTTCCGGGGATTCCGAACGGTACCGCGATCACGATGGGGCACATGCTGTCCATGCGGTCGGGTATCGCGGAGTATACGGCGGGTATCAACGCGCTCTGGATCACGCTGTTTCCGACGTGGCCATGGACGGGCGCGAAGGACTTCCTGGGCTCTATGAAAGGGCCGTCAAATTTCTATCCCGGCACCGACTACCTGTATACGAACTCCAACTTTGCGCTGATCGGGATGGTTCTAGAGATTGTTGACCCGGCCCATCGGCCGATCAAGCAGATCTTCAAAGAAGACATCATAGACCCTCTTGGGCTTACGGAAACGTCATGGCCGCCGATCGGTCCAGTTCCACCCCCAGCGTCGATCGCTGACACGTTCAACCCGAACTTCCTCGACGCTGCCGGGGCGCTGGCGACGAACATCAACGACTACACGAAGTTCGCGGAGGCGTTGCGGGACAACGCGATGGGCCTGTCGCCCGAGTCGTATGACGCGTGGCTGTCAACGTTCTGGAAGCACTCCACGGGGTGGGACCCGTACGCGAACGGGTTCTACATTCCTTCCGAGTATTACTACGGGTACGGGATAGAGTCGTTCGGAACGTGGTTCGGGCATCCGGGACTTTTTTCGGGTGGCTGGTCGTCTACGATTTTCTTTGAGCGGGACTCGGGTGCGACATTCACGCTGCACGAGAACTCGAATACCTCCAACCCCCCGGCCGCGGGCTATACCCGAATTTGGGTGCGGGTGGCGGAGTATCTGTATCCCGGAACGATTACGAATGACCAAAACTGGCCGGTGCCGCCGGAGCCGGTGGATATTGGGTTCGATGCAGTGTCGGGGGCTGGGGCTGGTGTCGGTAGCGCCACTGTGAACTTCAAGGCCTCCGAGGGGGCCACGGTGTTCGCGGTGGTGGCGTGGGACCGCGCGGGCTCAGCACCGTCGGCCACGTATGGCGGCGCCGGCGGTGTACTTCTCGGGTCCGTTTCGCACAATGGCGATCCGGCGAATGGGGGCCTGGCGATTTTCCGCATGGAGAACGCAGGCTCCGGCGTTGCTCGCCAGATGAAGGCCACCGGCCCGGGCTGGGTGAGTGCGTATGCCATTTCGTTCAATGATGTTGTGTCGGTGGGAACCCCCACGTTCGCGCACGGCAACGGCACCGCGCACAGCCAGTCGGTGACGGTACCGAGCGGGGTGACGCTGCAGGCGTTCTCGGCTGGGGCCGGGGGGGTGTCGTCGCACAAGCTGACAACGATTCTGGGGGCGCGCTTGCGCGCGGAGCAGTCGGGGATCGCCCCGCCCCTGTGTGTCAACACAACCACGAGGACGGGAACGGTGAGCGCTACATCGGCGCAGCCGAACAGGTGGGCTGGCATGGCGGTGAACTTGCAGATTGGGGGATAAGCGTGGCTGTTGGCTGGTGGGCTGAGTCCCACGTCTCATTCGGCGTCACCCTCACCCCCGAGGTGGGATTCCACTACGGCGGGCCGAAACAAGAGTTCGGCGTCACCCTCACCCCCGAGATCGGCATGTCCGCCGTGGCGCACAACCGTGCGAGTTTCGGTTTGTCGGTGCCGGTTTCGCTGGGAATGGGGGCGGCCAGCCACAGCAAGGCGTCGTTCGGTCTGGTGTTCGCGCCGTATATCGCGATTCGTGGTCCGGCCGCGTTCGAGCCGGTGTTTCCGTCCGAGGATTTGTATCCGTCGGTGTCGCTGTTCCCGACGCCGCGCGCGCAGACCCCCGGTTTCGGGTTGTCGTTCACGCCAAGCCTGGGGTTCGAGGCCGCGCCGAAGTTTGCGCGGTCGTTCGGTATCGAACTGGACCCGCAGGTCGGCATGGGTACCGCACTCGGGTTCACGAAGGGCTTCGGGATCGAACTGTCCCCGCAGGTTGGAATGTCCGGCGCGGAGCGGTATTACCGCGAGTTCGAGCTGACGTTGACCCCGGAAATCGGTATGGACGCAGAGGGTAATGACGGTGTTGACCCGGTGGCGTTCGACGCGGTAACCATGTCCCAGCAAGCGGCGTCGACGTTCTCGTTCAACCACACGGCCACCGCCGGAGCGTCGGTACTGGTGTCACTGGTTGTACAGGGCAGCGACACGATCGCCTCCGTCACCTACGACGGATCAGCGATGACGCTTATCGGCAGCCAGGCTCTAAACAATAACGCTGGCAGTGGTTCCCAACACTTGTATGTCATTCATGGTGTTGCTGGCGGGTCGAAACAGGTGACGGTCAACAAGCCCACCGGCTTCGGGTGGGTGGGCGCTGTCGCGGCCTCGTATCTGAACGCGACCACCACCGGCACTGTGCAGAAGTCATACGGAAACAGTGGTTCGGCGAGCCTGTCGGCGTCCGCGCCTGGAGACGGTGGCCGGGTAGTCGTTTCGTTCGCCAACATTGGGAACCGGACGTTTACGCCCTCTGGCGGAACGAACCGATTCTCGGGTTCGGGCCTGTTCCCGATCCTGACCATCAGCGACGCGACGACGGCCACGAACTTCACGGCGACAAGCTCGTCGGGCACATGGGCCGCCATGGCGGTCCCGCTCAATCCCGTATAACTCGAAAGGAAACAATCATGGGCATTCCCAATGCAACTCACAAGGCAGCGTCGGACGCCATCGCCGGTCTCGGTGACTGGATCAGTGTGCATACCGGAGCTGCTGGCACCACAGGGGCGAATGAAGCCACGGGTGGTGGATATGCGCGGGAGCAGACGTCGTGGACGTCGGGCTCCACGGGCACCAACACCGGCGACGAGGTTGAAATCTTCGTGGCGGCAGGCACCTACGTGGAGGGCGGCATCTGGTCGGCCAGCTCGTCGGGCACCTTCGTCGGTTCGGAAGCTTTCGACGACGGTGACGTGGAGGTGTCCGGTACGGGGGCGAGCATCTCCGTGACGCCCCGCATAGTCGCCTGAAATCCTGGATAGGGGAACTGTTTTGAACATCAAAACTGATCATCAGATCGTCGCGTTCGGCAACGACATGATGGGCTTGTTTGACCGTGACGGCACGTTGATTGTGCAGGCCGCCCGCGTGGTTGGCGGGTGGGAGGTCACCGCCGAGGGGCGGCCCCCGGCGACCGTGTTGGATCGGTCTTCGGCGATCACCGAAATGATCAACACTGCCCTCGCGGTGCTTCCGGGTGACGGTTATTCGTGCCTGGTGCCGAGGGGTTTGCGGGCGCAACCTTAGGAGGGGTTGGTATGGCTTATTCGAAGCAGTCGTGGGAGAACGTTCCCTCAACGAACACCCCGTTGTCGGCGGATCGTCTCAACCACATCGAGGACGGTATCGAAGGGGCGCATGAGGGGCTGGACGATAAGGCCGACCTCGCCCACGACCACGTTTTGGCCGATGTTACCGATGTCACCTCTACTGGCGCGGCTATTGCTGGCGCGGCGGATAACGATGCAGCCCTGGAGGCTTTGCAGCCGGAGTTGGACAACAAGATCCACGAGATCGTCGACTACTACGCGACCAACGAGTTGGATGTTCAGGTGGATGCTTCCGATGTGGTGTCGGGCACGCTGAGCATTAGTCGCATCCCCGTGGGTAGTAGTGGTTCCACGGTGTGTGTTGGTAATGATTCGCGCCTGTCGGACCAGCGGACACCCTTGGACAACTCGGTGACCCTGGCCAAGATTCAGGACGGTGCGATCACCAACGCGAAGATCAATACCGGCGCGGCGATTGCGAAATCGAAGCTGGCTTCGGATGTGCAAACCTCACTGGGTAAAGCGGATTCGTCGGTGCAGAAGTCCGGCAGCGCGTCCGGGATGTGGATGGGCACCACCCTTCCTGGTACCGGCACAGCTGGCGTGCTGTACGTGGTGACGCCATGAAGGTATGGAACGGCACGGCGTTCGTTGACCCCACCGCGTTCAAAGTGTGGAACGGGTCGGCGTTCGTCAACCCTGAGTTGTACACGTGGAACGGGACCAGCTTTGACAAGGTGTGGCCGTCGTTCGAACCGTTCACGATCTCCAGCGAAGACCCTGGCTACGAGGATCTGATCGATGAGCCGGTGCCCGAGGGCGCTTCGGGCTGCTGGGTGACCCTGGTCGGTGGCGGAGGCGGGGGCGGTGCGGGCTACCAGAGTTTCGATGATACCTACCGCCGCGGCGGCGGCGGCGGAGCGGGTGGGGCAAAGATTCCCCGCGTGTGGGTACCCCGCGAGGCTATGGGCTCCTCCTACAGCGTCGTCTTAGGACTCGGCGGGGCGTATACCGGTGGAGGCTCGACAGGATTTGGCGGCACCGACGGGGGATCGTCCTCGTTCTTGTCCGGATCTGTGTCGCTGATCGCAGGAGGAGGGGCGCGCGGCGCGGTCGCGCTGTCCGGTAGCAGTACGCAGGTGTCCGGGGGCGCTGGAAGCCTGACGAGCGTCGTCTCCGGGGTTGCCGGGGCCGTCGTTATCCCCGGCGCGCCCGGGGTAAGGGGGCCGCGTCGTCAGGCTCTGCGGAAGATGGCGGAGATAACCCGAGCGGTGCAGGTGCGGGCGGCGGCGGAGGCGGCCGGGTTTCGGACTCCAATAGCCAGACTCCCGGGGGCAGAGGAGGTAACTCCGCGGTCGGTACCGGAGGGGAGCGGGGCGGTGCCGGGGCCAACGGGTCCAGCGCCGCCGACCAAACCGGCGGTAACCCAGGCGCTGGAGGAGGCGGTGGCGGTGGCAACAACAGCGGGTCCACAACCACCGGTCACGGCGGTAACGGAGGTAAATACGGCGGAGGCGGTGGCGGAAGTGGCGGTCATAGGACTAATGCTCGTCGCTACGGCGGAGCGGGCGGTGACGGATACGTCCTGATCGAGTGGGAGTGACCCCTACTCGCCGCGAATGATCTGGTACACCCGACCTCTGGTGATGCCTGCTTGTCTGGCGATCTCCGGGGCGGGCATACCGTCCGCGTACGCGGCCTTCACGAGGTCGAACATTTCACTGGTCAGCTCGCCCATCTCGGCTGCAACCTTCTGCCGCTTGACACGGTTCTGTGCTAGTCGATCAGCGAGGGTCATACGGGAAATAGTAGCACGTTATACGCAGTTGACAGACAGTGTGTAGCGGCTATACAGTGGTCCCATCAACTTGAGACACCGCCCAGCGGGGCGAAAGGCCTGAGAAACCAACCCCGCCAGGCGGCCCACCCCCAACAGGAGGCCCACCAATGCTACGCACCACCACCGCGACTGTCTTCGCAATCGCCGCACTCGCCCTCGGAATACCCGCAGTCGCTGATGCCGCACCCGCCCACTGCGCGAATCACGGCACCGGCCACGGGCAGATCTACAAGCACGCATGCGCCACCGGCAGCGGCGGCGCAGGAGCCGACTGGACATACGCCACCCACGCCGACGGCACACCCAAGATGGACGGCACCAAACACATCTACAAGTGCGTGCGCCACTGCGGCGGCGGCCGCCACCACGTCGAAACCACCGACACCTGGTGACCCGCCATGAAGATCCACGTTCAATCCCGCGGCCCCGCCGGCTGGAACGCAACAGTCCTCTTCACCACAGGAACCGTCCTGACTGTCGCTGACGACCAAGGTCGCAGGCACCTGATCGACACGTCCCGCGTCACGGTCAGGAGGCTGCCGTGACCAAGCCCCTGCCAAGCAGGTGCACTGTGAAACGCATAGCCGGGGCTCTCGGAACCGGACTCCTCGGAGGCATCGCACTCACCAGTGTCCTGTCCTGGATGTTCGCCACAGGCAACCCCGCCATCGACTTCTTCATCGAACGCGACACCCTGTTCTACTTCTAAACCCACCCCAGAAAAAGCCCCGCCACCCACTTGGGTGCGCGGGGTTTTTCTATGCCCGAAAGGAACCCCGGACATGGACCGTCTCGGAATCATCCTGCTCAAACTGCTCGGACCACTCGCCGACAGGATCGCCGACCGCATCGCCGACAGGATCACCGAGAACCTGCCCGACCTGTCCAACTTGGACGACCAGATCGTCGCGAAACTCCCCGACCTGACCAACCTGCCAGCGCAAGTCATGGACATCATCGACGGCGCGCTGCGCTCCATCCCCGTCCTCGGCGGAATCCTCGGGAGCAAACGGTGACCACGAAAGATCAAGTCGCCCAAATCACCATCGCCGAAGCCAAGGCGCGCGGCTACACCCGCAGCGAATGCCTGGCGATCATGTCCACCTTCTACCAAGAGTCCGGCTGGAACGACACCATCTGGGACCCCACCCACACCACCTACGGCATTGCCCAGCAGGACGGCTCCTACCCACACCGCTTCGACGGTGCCGCAGCCCAAATCAAAGGCTTCTTCGACAAGCTCGACGTGTGGCGCGCCAAACCCGGTGCCAGCACCGATATATGGCTGAACATCTGCTGGATGCAGCAGGCCCCCAACTGGCCCAGCGCTGACTACTGGTACGCCAACGGCCGCCGCGCCTACCTCACCGAAATCAAGTCACGCATCGCCACCGTCACCCCCTACCTCGACAAGTACTGGCCCACCACTGGAGGTACCGCCGTGCCCGACGAACCACGCCCCGACTTCAACGAGTTTCCGATCTGGTCGAACAACAACAGCGCCCGCAGCGGCAAGCCCACCATGTTCCTGATCCACACCCAAGAAGGCGGCGGCGGGGACGCTGCCGCCGAGAACCTGGCGAAGTGGTTCCAGAACGGCAACGGCGTCTCGTACCACTACACGATCTCCCAAGCGTCCGATGGTGGTGTGACGGTGGTCGATTGCGTCGACACTGACCGCGCCGCCTGGTCTGTGGGCAACGCCAACAGCATCAGCATCAACCTGTGCTTCGCGGGGTCGCGAGCATCCTGGATGCGGGATCAGTGGATGAAGCAGTCCAACGCAATCGACGTCGCAGCATACCTCGCGGTGCAGGACGCGAAGAAGTACGGCTTCACCCCGCTCGTGGTGCCACCGCCGTATACGAATGGGCGACCTGGCATCTCGGACCACCGGTGGGTGACCGACGTGTTCAAGTGGGGCACTCACACCGACGTCGGAGACTGGTTCCCGTGGGACTACTTCGCCGAACGGGTCAACCACTGGGCCAACGGTGGCAAGACCGAGCCTGAACCGCCCAAGGTGAAACGCTTCCCGGACGACTGGAGTGACCGCGAAATCCTCGTCGAGATTCTGCGGCAACTGCGCGGATACAACCTCACTGGCTGGCCGCAGCTCGGCGGAAAAACCCTCGTGGACGCGGTAGCAGAACTGTTGGGCCACTGATGCGCATCGACGGCCAATACGTCGGCCTCGGACCAGGGGACAGATCCGACGAGATCCGCAAGATCAAAGCGTTTATGCGGCGCAAGTTCTCCTACGCCGCGACGCTGGCCGACACCGAGTTCTACGACGAGGCCATGACCGCGGTCGTCGCCGAGATGCAATCCCGGTACAACACGGCTGGGCAGCTGCGCGACGGGCTCTACATCCCCGGGATTATCAACGCCGAAACCAAGTACGTCATGGGGTATCTATCCCGGCCCGTCATCGACACCCGGCCAGTCCTGTTCACCGTGTGCGGCACCGGCGTGCCCTGGTGGGTCGGCCCCGACGCCGACACCGCACGCGCCGTCGAAGACCAATACCTGTGGCAACCCATCGGATACCCCGCCGCACCGTTCCCGATGGGCCGATCCATCACCGCAGGAATCACCGAGGCGCACAACCAGGCCAACCGGTGGCGCGAACGCATCGAAACCCACGGGACCGCACTGGCGGGCTATTCGCAAGGCGCGGTGGTCCTCTCGGAGCTGTGGATGAACCACATCGCACCCGAAGACGGCTCCCTGCGATGGATGAAACCCCATGTGCGTAAAGCGGTCACGTGGGGCAACCCGAACCGCGAACTCGGACACGTGTGGGCTGATCACGGCGGCTCCCCAATGGCCCCATCCAACACCCAGGGCGTGTCCTCCAACGGCATGCGCAACACCCCCGACTGGTGGCGCGACTACGCCCACCAAGGCGACCTGTACGCCTGCACCGAACCCGGCGACACACAAGAGGTCCGAAACGCCATCTGGCAGATCGTGCGCGACCTCGACCTGTTCACCGGCCCCGATTCACTGCTGGCCCAAGTGATCGAACTCGCGCAAGCCCCGCTGCCGGAAACGATCGCGATCACCCGGGCGATCCTCGACGCCGGCATGTTCTTCGCGAAACGCACCGGCCCGCACGTGGACTACAACCCCCAGCCCGCCATCGACTACCTACGCACATAGGAGGCACCCATGCTGACACGTTCATTCTGGATCGACGCCGCCGAGCGGGCCATACGCACATTCGCCCAAACCGCGATCGCCACCCTCGGCGCCGGGGCAGTCGACCTGATGACCACCGACTGGATATCGGTGCTGTCCGTGTCCGGCGGCGCGGCCGTCGTATCACTGCTGATGTCGATCGGCGCCGAACGCCGCGGAAACCCCGGAACGGCGTCGGCCACTAGAGCGGTCACCACCGCATGATCTGGGAATCGGTGCGCGAAGCGGTGGACGCCGCGTACCAGCCTGACGACGGTATCGACCTGATAGGACTGCTCATCATCGGACTGCCCTCCACCATCGCCGCCATCGGAACAGGGATCGTCGGCGTACTCACCGTTCAGGGACAGCGCAAAGGCCGGGAGCGCGCACGCCAGATCGACGCGAAAACCGATGAGATTCACGAGCAGACCGTCAACACCCATAACACCAACATGCGTGACGACCTCGACGAGATACGCGATCTGGTGCGCGACGGCTTCAAACAGATTCAACGCGACATCGGAGGACTGCGGGAGGAGCTGCGAACCGAACGACTGGAACGAATCGAAGGCGACAAACGCCGCGACCGGTAACCACCAGGAAAGAAGGGCGCACGAATGTCACTACTGGCCGATCTCGCGGGCCTGCAACCCCGCACATGCCCCGCATGCGACTGGGCGGGCGCCCGGTCGAAACAGGAACGCGCAGAGATAAACACGGCGGTGGAGTCCGCCAAACGCGGTGAGGTTCAGTTCACCGACGTGCTGCGAGTACTCATCAAACACGGCATGCCCGACATGAATCCGCAATCGTGGCGGCACCACGCGAGGAACCATCATGTCCCTGACTAGCGACCTACGTCAGGTCCGCATATCCGAGGGTGTGCGCAACAAAATTCTGATCCTCGACGTTGAACGGCTCCCCGGCATCACCGAACAGTACTGGTGGGACAGGGGCGACCTGAAGAACCGGTATGTGCAGTACGAGACGGTGACCCGAATGCCGCGCACCACGATCGTGTGCGCCAAGTGGTACCACGACGCCGAGGTCATTCAACTCGCGGAATGGGACAGTGGTGGCCGCAAACGGTTCCTGCGGCGCGTGCATAATCTGCTGTCGCAGGCTGACATTGTTGTCGGGCACTACATCGACGAGGCGGATGTGCCGTGGCTGAAAGGCGACCTGCACATCGAGGCTGGGTTGCCGCCGCTGCCGCCGTTCAAAACGGTGGACACGCTGAAGGTGTTGCGCCGTGAGTTCAAATCCGGGGCGCCGTTCAAAGGGTTGGATGCGTTCTGCCAGATCGTCGGGCTGTCTGCGAAAACTGATCGCTACGACCGGTTTGCGATGGAACGCGCCGTGACGGAGAAGAGCGCCGTGGACCGGGAACGTCTCATCGCCTACTGTGCTGGTGACGTCATTGCCACGCAGGGGTTGTACGACTTCCTGAGGCCGCACATCAAGAATCATCCGGCGCTGTTTGTGGACGGCGAGGACAAGCTGACGGTGTGTAACCGGTGCGGCAGTGAAACCGTGTTGATTCCGCGCCGATATGTGGCGAACGTGCTGACCTACACGATGCGCCGCTGCACCAGCTGCGGCGCGCATTCGCGGTTGTCCATTGAGCCTGAGCGCATGAGCGTTGTGCGGGGGGTGTGACGTGAATATTCGTGTGTGTACGTTCCTCGATCACGGTGTGACGGTGGGATTCCTGTGGGACGTGATCAAGGCGTGGGTTCGTCGTGATGTCTGATCCTGTTCGCGGCGCGATCCAAGCCAGCTTGGACGCGATGGGAGACGGTTGGCAGGTGGCCCACTATGTGGTGGTCGTCGGGTTGGAACGTATCGACGGTGACCGCATGGACTTGGGTGCTACGACTGTGATCACACCTATAGGTCAGGCGGGGTATGTCACCGATGGTTTGGTGAACCGTTATTGGGATGAGTCGTCTGGTGAGTGATCCGCAGTTGGAGTTGTGGCGGTCGGTGTGGCTGGCGGTCGTGGCGGGGATGATCGTCGCGCTGCTGGTTTACGTCCTGGCTTAATCTTCGGATTGTGAAGGCAGCCGCCCCCTTGCACTCTCCAGTGGTTATCAGGGCTCCACGCTCGGGAAACGCCAGATGCGATGACGTCCGATCTCGGACAGAGTTGTGTATTCGTTGACTCTGATGAGTAGGTCTTCGTCGGATTCCTGGCGCTCCCTGTATGCCCAACCCCCGCGTTTGCTGACGCCGGGTATAGGCGGAATGTTCGGATCAAACTCGACAACCCAATTGTTCTCACGAAGCATCCGGTAAAACGAACGGAGACGCTTCAGCTTGTAATCTTTCATGCCTTTGCCGCGTGTGGCGATGTATTCGCCATGATCCCTCAGTCGTTTATGCGGCGCGCACTGAGAAAGAGGCTCAGGCACCTTGAACGGGTATTCGCGGCGGATAACCTGCCGGTCGGTCAATTTACCTCCGTACGTGTGAACGTGCCATGAAACAGCCTGTGGTGTCACACCGTACATCCGGGCGATATCCGTCTCAGTCTCCCCCGCAGCTTTCAGAGCCTCAATCACTTCTAGCGAGAGTCGGGGGAGCTGTTCGCGTCGGAACTCGGCGGGGGTGGTGTGGATGGTGCGCATCAGCGTCTCCTCAATCAGTCGTTATATGTCAATGGGCCCTTCCTTCAGCCGATGTGGTTCTTGCCGTGGTTCTCCCCGCCGCACGAGCAGTCGCAGGACCCGCCGACCGCGCCCATGCAGACGCCGTTGCAGGTCTTCTCCGGGTTGGTCCGGGCCTGCAGCTGGGTCCAGGTGAGGTGCTTGTTGTGCTCGGTGCAGAACAGACCCGCGGCGATCAGCTGGGGGCCGTTGAAGCCGCCGTAGAAGATCGGCACCGCGCTGGTGCCCTCGCCGACATACGGCTTGCCGTCGATGACCCTGCGGGTCGCGCAGCCCTTGACTGTGCACCGGCCGAAGTGGCGGTCGATCTTGGTGTAGCGGGTGTTCAGCATCATGTTCATGCGACTGACTTTACCCGTAACCGGGTTACGTGTCAAGCCCGAGTTCTGCACAGCGGAGGGACGCTGCATATACAGGGGTGCTGCGCACAGGGGTGTGGGTGTGGGGTAGCAGCAGGGGGCTAGGGCACAGGTGTAGGTGGGGTGCAGACAGCCCACATGTCCGTGCTGTCACTGACAACACGGCTCCAGGTTTTCCCAGGTCGCTACAGGTCTAAAAAGGTCGGAACAGAACCACACGGGTGTTTTTTCGCAGGTAAACGCCCATTTCCCCACGATACGAAGGGGTTCGAATCCCCTTAGCTCCACCCAAAACCGCAGGTCAGCGAATCGCCCAGAATCTGACAGCACCGATGACATCACAACGGATAGAATCCGGGTATGGCATCAGTGCGTGAACGGGTCCGCAAAGACGGAACCACCGCCTACCTGGTCTCCTACCGGTTCGGCGGCAGAGGAAGCGCACAAGGCGCACTCACCTTCGACAATCGCAAAGCAGCAGACGCCTTCGCCGCCGCCGTCGACGCCCACGGTGCTGCACGCGCCCTGGAGATGCACGGCATCAACCCCGCACCGCGAGGAACCAAGTCCGAGCTGACCGTCGCCGAATGGATCCGGCACCACATCGACCACCTCACCGGCGTCGAGCAGTACACGATCGACAAATACGAGCAGTACCTCGCCAACGACATCAAACCGAACCTCGGCGACATCCCCTTGTCGAAGCTCTCCGAAGAGGACATCGCCCGCTGGGTGAAGGTCATGGAAACCACCGGCGGCCGCGACGGCAACGGGCACGCCCCGAAAACCCTCCGCAACAAATACGGGTTCCTATCGGGGGCGTTGAACGCCGCCGTCCCCCGATACTTGTCCACCAACCCTGCGTCGGGCCGACGGCTTCCCCGTGGGGACGCTGAGGACGACGACGAGATCCGCATGCTCACCCACGCCGAGTTCGACCGGCTCCGCGACGCGGTTACCCCGCACTGGAAGATGATGGTTCAGTTCATGGTGTCGACCGGTTTGCGGTGGGGTGAGGTATCGGCCCTGCAGCCCAAGCATGTGGATCTGGAGACGTCCACGATCAGGGTGCGGCAGGCGTGGAAGTACTCGTCTGCCGGGTATGTGTTGGGGCCGCCGAAGACGAAACGGTCCCGCCGTACGGTGGATGTGCCGGCCAGGCTGTTGGAGCGGCTGGACCTGTCGAACGAGTTTGTTTTCGTCAATACCGATGGTGGACCGGTCAGGTATCCGGGGTTTCTGCGCAGGGTGTGGAATCCGGCTGTGGAGAAGGCTGGTCTGGTTCCGCGGCCGACTCCGCACGATTTGCGGCACACGTATGCGTCGTGGCAGCTAACGGGCGGGACACCGGTGACGATTGTGTCTCGCCAGCTGGGTCATGAGTCGATTCAGATCACGGTGGACACGTACACGGATGTGGATCGGACGAGTTCGCGGGTGGCGGCGGAGTTTATGGACGGATTGTTGGGGGACTTTTAAGACCCAGATGCGCCCTACCAGGGGATCTAGATCCTGGTAGGGCGCCTTTTTGTGTTTGCGGACCTCACTCGGTCATAGTCCAGGCTCCGCAGCCGCTTGTGCGGAACATGATGCGGTGGTCGCCGTTGATGGTGCCGGTCCACGACGACACCCCGTCGGGTTGGATGTTCGCGCGGACGGTGCCGGATGATGCTTCACCTTCGCGGAGTGTTTCGCCGCCGCGATACTCGGAGACGCTGACGATGGCCCAGGTGCAGCCGGGGGAGTCGGGTGGGATGGTGGCGGTGTAGGTGCCCCAGTCGTATCCGTCGGCGCCGCCCATGTTGTGGTAGCCGTCGCCGGGGATGGTCCGATACGGGTTCACGCGCGCTGTGGTGGTGGTTGGCGTTGTGGCGGCTTGCGTTGTGGTGTCGTCGTCCTTGTCGCCACGGGCGGAGACGAGGGCGACAAGGGCGAGGACGCCGAGCGCGGCGGCCATCACTTTTCCCGGCGAGACTGCGTTGGTGTTGTTGTTCATGGATGTGTGCGCTTTCTGGTGAGGGGCTGGCAAACGTGACGCACTGTCGGTTATCTAATCGTGATATTCCCATTTGTGGGCTTCGTGTGTCGATTTTGGCAACGATCCGTTAGCGTCTACGCATCCGGTTGCGAGGGGTGGCCGGTGTTGTTCATTTCGGTAGGTGCAGCCCATGTTTGATGACGATCTCGACACTCTGCTGGCGCGGATTTTGAACGCGATGGATGAGTGCCCGCCAACAATGTGGTCGCTGGACCGGGCGCGCCTAGTCCTTGCGGCGTTGACGCGCCCGGACGCTCCTGGCGACGTGGGCGTGGATCGCAGGGCCTGTTTCGCTGGCCCTAGGCTGGCGCGGTTGCGGCGGTTCACCGGGCCTGGCGCCTAGGTCTTCCTCCTGGTCTTGATGCGTTTCGCGCGGTGTTCGCGTCGTCTGCGCAGTTTCCATGACATTTCGTGCCTCCTGTAATCGTCTGGTTATTTCTGCAACTAGGTCGGCGTCACTGATTTGTTTCACCGATGTGTTGGTTCCGATCGGTACTGGGTCTCCTCCGCTCAATGTTGCGATCGTTGAGCCGGGTTCCCACTGCAGTGGAGCATCGAGCATTCGAAGCGTTGAACCGCGGGGCCGCGGTTTCGATGCGTCGTTGTTCTCTATGCGTGACTGCACCACGTCGGATGGCCCTCCGGCTTCCTGAACCTCGGCTTGGCTGAGTTTCAGGTACTCGCGTCGGGCTCGGACGATCTTCCCGAGTCGTTCCCAGTCGGCCTGCGCTGGGCCGTTCTGCGTCTTTGGCATGGCGCCAATCATCCGGAAAATGTTCGGCAAACACAACCATCGTTTGGCTAACGACCGTCGTGTAATTCCCATGTCCACCTGCGGCGATGTCGACGTTTGCCCAGCTAGACCAACATTTGCCGAACAGATCCTTGCGGATCCCTAATGTTTGCCGTACATTCGGACGCATGCCAACCGGTTCAAAATTCTCCCGAACCAAGAGCGTCGCCGACCGCCCACTTAGGACTCCACCGCATGTACCTATCGGAGCGCTGCGTGCAGTTGCCGACGTGACGCTTGAAGAACTCGCAGTGGGAATCGGTCAGATTTGGGAAGAGGAAGGCCGCTCGGACGCGAAGCCGCCCAGCCGCGGCACCTTGTCCGCGATCGAGTCTGGCCGCCGTGGCGCATCACCAGAACTGCTCGCCGCCATCGAAAAGTTCTTCCACCTGGACCCGGGGACCATCACGACCGCATACCGGCCGAGGCCCCGCGCGCGTTTCGCCGCATAAGAAATGCCCCCACCTGTGTGGAGCAGGTGAGGGCAGAGACACCTGAGAGGAAAGGCTCAAATGTCTGAATTACAGCTTACCGGTGACCAGTCACCATTCGACGCCGGACGCATCCCGTGCCCGCAGGGCGGCGAGGACCGTTGGTCGGCCCGCTGGCTGATGGAGCAGATGACGTACCCGACATGGCAACACTTCGAGCCGGTCATCGAGCGCGCCAAGACCACGGCCGCCAGCGAGGGATTCAACGTCAAGACCCTTTTCACGGTCAACCGTGAAAACTCTGGAGGTAGGCCGCGCACTGACTACTTGGTCACCCGATACGCCGCATACCTGATCGCCATGAACGGCGACCCGCGCAAGCCCGCCGTGGCCGCCGCGCAGCACTACTTCGCGGTCAAGACCCGGCAAGCGGAAGTGCAGCCGGCCATTCCGGACATCACGACCCCTGAGGGGTTGTTGGCGATGACGGAGATGTTCGCGGACACCGCGCGCAAGCTCGTGGCCGTCGAGTCCGAGAAGAAGATGTTGGCTGCGGCGATCGAACGGGACGCCCCGCTGGTTGCGAAGGCCGAGGCGCACACCGGTTCCGATTCGGATGTTCACCGTCAGGAGTTCGCCCGCGAGGTCCAGGCGTGGGGGACCAAGCAGGGCATCGAGATCAAGCAGGCTGACGTGTTGCGGTTCCTCGGGCACATCGGGTTGTTCATCCGGGGGGAACGTTCCGACACTGGGCACGCCACGGCTGACGCTCAGCGTCGAGGGTTGGCGTTCACCCACAAAAATGTTGCGCGCAACGGATACGCGTATGCGGTTGGGAAGTTGACGCCTGCTGGTCAGGACTACGCCTGGAAGCGGATCACCAAGTACGTCGCCGATCACGGCACGTTGGTGCTGCCGCGCGAGCTGCGGGGCGGTGATCCGGCGTGAGTAGCGACCCGTCATGCAAAGGCAGCCAGAGCCGCTACAACAAGGGGTGTCGATGCGACATGTGCAAGGCGGTCAATCGCGAGAAAGCACGCAAGAGACGTGAGCGGAACCGTGAAAAGCTGCAGGGTTCGTATACGGGCTTCACCCACGGAATCGGCGGCTACGACAATTGGGGATGTCGCTGCGAAGTTTGCAAGGCCGCGGCGCAGAAGAACAGGGCTAAATATCGTGCAGGACTGAAGACTCGTCCACGCGATGAGGTTCCGCACGGAACTGCCAACGGCTACAACCACTGGGCATGCCGGTGCGATCCGTGCCGAACTGCTGCATACGCTGCGAGATCCAAGTATGTCGACGCAGCTGAGTATTACGCAAAGCACGAAGCGCTGCAAAACGAGCGAAGTAGAACTTTCGCGCATCACCATCGAGATACCTGGACTGGTCCAGAGCTGGAAATCCTTAGCCGCGAGACTCTTTCACTGGCCGACGCCGCGCAGATGCTCGGACGAACGCTGGCGGCATGTAGGGAGATGCGGAGAAAGCTTCGAGTCGATCCGAGAAAGAAGGGATACCTGTGAAGTTCACCGGTGACTACCTCTACCGGGTTCGTGTGATCTCCTACCCGAAGGGCTCTTTCGAGTGCATCGACGAGGCCGCTGACTACTGGATACCCACCCCCGGCTGGCGTCCTCCGGGGTGGCGCCCGGTTGGCAACTACACCCAGATCATGGGCACCGACGAGTTCGTGTGGCCGGTAACGAACAAGGTGTACGGGTCGCACTCGACAGCTAAGAAGCGGGCCGACCTTCTCGAGTCCTATGGGGCTACTGCGGTGGTTGAGCGTTCCAGCCGGATTGTGTGGCCCGAATCATGAGCTTCTCTTTCTACTCAAAACCTCAGCGTCTGATCAAAAAGTCACACGGCGGTGTGACCATCGGTCTAGGGAACTACGACGGAACCGACCTGGCCTACCTCAATGTTGGTGACGGTTACCGCAATGACGGCGATGTCCTTCTCACCGCCGATGAACTCACGGACCTGATAGATCAGCTCACCATCATCCGAAACGCGATGAGGCTGACATGACTTTCCACGCGAGGCCGCGCCCGAAGGTGCAGCACTTTCCGAAGCCGAAGAAACCACTGTTTGTGTCGAAACCGAAAGGGGGAGCGAGATGATCGAGGCGTACCCCGTGGAGCAGGTGGCAGACAAGTATCTGCCTCACATGAAGGACCGGGTTCGGTGGATGAAGCGCCGACTCAAGAAGGGCGAGATTCCGGGGAAGCAGCTGTCGCGGAGTGTGTGGGTGATGACGGACGCCCATATTGAGCAGTGGCTTTCGGGTGGCCCGTCTGTAGCCCATCAGGATCCGGTTGAACCGGTGTCGTTGGTTGATGGGTTGTCGGCTCGGTCGCGGCGGAGATTGGCGAGTTGATGGTCAAGGAAATTTGGCTTCCAGTACCGGGTGAAGTGACTCGTCCGTCGGGGTTGTGGAAAGCGTTGGCGGAGTTAGACGCCAGGCAGATGAAGGAAGCGGCGGAGCTGGATGCGTTGCGTGAGGAAAACGCGCGGCTGCGGTGCCGCCTGCAGGAACTGGGGGAGACAGCGTGAGCAATCCAGCAGTAGAAGCTGCGACACGGGTTATGAAGCTGATTTACGCATACCCGACGCCCAATAGAGACCTTGTTCTTGCTGCCCGCGAGGTGTTGAAGCCGATCCGCGAACTACACCACCCAATCGATGAGCACGGCGATTCTGTCGAAGAGTGCAGCGAGTGTAGACACCGTTGGCCCTGCGATACCGCCAAGCTGATCTACACCTCTGAGGAGCTGGAGCGATGAGTGATGTTTGTTGAGCGGGCCAAGGCCGATATGGAGCTGTGGGACCGCACTCCGTGTGTGGAGATCGAGGTTCTCACTGGCATGACTGCGGCAGAGGACGCGTATCGGCGTGCGCCTGAGACTGTCGCCGAACTTGTCGCTGAGGTTGAGCGGCTGCGGGCAGAGAAGCTGGGGCTGGAAATCTCGGAATCCAATCTGCTTGTCGAGCTGCGCGACGAGGTTGAGCGCCTGCGGTGCCGGCTACAGGAACTAGGAGAAACAGCATGACAACAGTAGGAAGTGCTCGGAAGAGTGTTGACGACGCCCATATCGGGGCTGTGGTGCGCGCTTTACGTGGAGAGTTGGGCATGTCCCAGTCGGATCTGATCAAGGTTCTACACGCGCTGGGTTTGATGTGGCATCAGACCACCCTGTGCCGACTGGAGAGCGGGGAGCGCGCTCTACGGGCAAGTGAGGTGGTGGTTCCGTAGCTTATCAGGGGTTGAATCGATGACCGTTCGCCATCCGGCCTGGTGGTCCGCAGTTACTACAGCGCGCACATGTTTCCTATTACCGAGAACCGCAGGGAGGGAATGACTATGAAGGCCTCAACGCAAGGGACCGACATCCCGCATCTGAGCTCTGAACACCGCGATCGAGCTTGGCGCGATAGGTTCAACGCCCGGTGGCACCATGACTACGGCGGGTGGATACGCACCAGGCCGCAGGATGATGCGTCGACATTCGCCTTGATTCCCGACGAGCGCTACGGGCCGTTCGTTGAGGACCACTCGTGCCCTTACTGCCTGGCCATACATCAACCCCAGGAATGCCCCGTCCTAAGCAGGTACGCCGGCAGGGCGATTGCGTCCGATTACGACACGACGCCCAAGAACACACAAGCGGATACAGCCGCAGACGACCTCAGATAATGGCTGGGGCTTTGTCCACAACCCCGTCTGATCTTCTTGGTGTGGATCAGGACTTGGCGGTGGCGGCGAAGCGTGTGCGACTGCAGATTGAGCGGGAGAAGCTTCAGGCATTAGCTGATTCCGTTCACCGGATGGAACGCGAACTGGAGGAGTTGGATCGGTGAATCTTGTTGAGCGTTTGAATGCCAGGTTTAACAACGTGATTCATGACGGGCTCGCCTTGGTGGGTGCTGTGGTGGATCCGTGGCTGGCCAAGCTTGAGCGTCAGGCCATGAGCAATGCGTTGGGGCGGGATTTCGGCCTGGACTACGGGGATTGTCTTGTGGCTGCGGAGGTTCCCCCGACTCCCCCCGCGCCGGGACCTTCCAAATGCACCTGCCCCACAGTGGAATGCGAACTCCTCGCTGAGGGCATCTGCGATGAGGCTGAGGAAGCCGAACTGCTCGACGAGTTCATGGAGTTGGGGGAGTTCCTGGATTCTGCGACCGCGGAAGAACTCGCCGCCATGAGGCAACAGCATGCGACGGCCGCCGAGTTGGAACGCCATCTGCGTTACTTCACGACCGCGCCCGGCGCGTCCGGGGTGAACCCCGGCGTTGTCGCCCAGTCACTGCTGGAGAACTACCGCATCACCCCGAGATAGATCAACCCATCCAAACAAAGAAAAGGAACCCCCGATGTCCATTGATCTCGACCGAATCACCCACCCCCTTCGCCTCGCGAAAGGCAGCCACCAACCCGGCTCCGGGAAAGGCTGCGCCATGAACGTCATCTCATACATCAACGGCGACACCAAAATCACCGACTACCCCGAATGCTCAGCACGCCCACTGGCCGCCCTGGTGCAGATGTGCAACGACCAACTTGCTGGACCTGACGGATTTCTATCACCCGAGAACAGTGTGCTGGTTCTCGACTTGGGTTGGAAGACAGTCGGCACTGCAGGTGTTTCGGATGCTGTCCACGCGTTGTGGATTGCCGACATGCTGGACTCCCCAGAGTGGGGCGCCGTCCGGTTCGCGGATGAGGTTGGTGCGGTGGCGATCCGCGAGATTGCGGATTTGCACCGTCAGGCGGCGGCGGGTCAGGTGCCGTTTGCGTGGGCCGCAGAGAGCGCCGCACGGAGCGCCGCATGGAGCGCCGCATGGAGCGCCGCAGCGCGCGCCGCAGGGTGGGCCGCATGGAGCGCCGCAGAGAGCGCCGCACGGAGCGCCGCATGGAGCGCCGCAGCGCGCGCCGCAGGGTGGGCCGCATGGAGCGCCGCACGGTACGCCGCAGAGAGCGGCGCACTCATCGAGTTCACGCGGCAGTCGATTACCCGGTGGCGCGAACTCGCCGACCTCGACCCTGAAACCGAGATTGACGCAGCAGATATCAATTCCGCTCTGGCGCGGATCCACGGCTGACGCAGGCGGGCCGCCGCCCCATTGCGCGGGACGACGGCCCTAACACCGGAAACAACACAACCAAAGAAAGGACGCTTCCGATGCTAACCCCAGATTCTAAACCCGCATGGTGGGACCACCACCAAACCAACTGGTCCGACCTCCCCGTCACCACCAACCCACCCATGGCTGACCTCGACCTCTTGAAGGAACTGGAGGACCTGGCGGAGTTGGTGTTGATCCACACGGAGAGTGTGTCGTGGTTCCGCCCGTTCCTGCCGCCGGTGCACTGGGAGAACGAGCCGACGATCTGGGAGCAGATGAACGGCGACGCTGTTGTCGGGTTGTTGCGTGACTACCTCACCGAGGGAGACGCAGCATGAGGCGCAACGAGAAGTCCTGGCGGTACTGGTGGACCATGCCCCTGTTGATCGCCGCGGGCATCATCGGCCCCGGACTCACAGCACCCAAAGCCCACGCAGACATCACATCCGATGCCTTCATCATGGCACTCGACTCCGAAGGCATCACCTACAGCTCCAAACCCGCCGTCATCAACGCCGGAAAAGCCATCTGCGATGTCCTCGACACCGGCGCCACCATGTACGAAGCATCCATCCTCGTACACGACAACTCCAACCTGAACCTGTATGACTCAGGCTATTTCGTGGGTGCCGCCACCGCATCGTTCTGCCCTGAACACCTGACCGGGACGGGGTGGGTGTGATGCCCAACAACCCATACATCCGGCTCGCAGAGGTACACGCCGAGGACTGGCGCCGCGACGCGATCTGCAGACAGGTCGACCCGGATGCGTGGTTCCCCGAGAAAGGGATCCGCAACGACTACGCCAAGGAAACCTGCTGGAAATGCCCCGCCCAGTCACGGTGCTTACAGCACGCGCTGGAAAACAACGAGTCCTGGGGCATTTGGGGTGGATTTACCGAGAAGGAGCGTCGCTCCATACGCCGCGGAGAGCTATCCCCTGTTAACCCCTTGAAGCTTCGGCAGAAGCCGTGTGCGATCTGCGGAAGTGATTTCCTGCCTAAGCACAGGCGCGCCAAGTACTGCTCCACGAAATGCAAGAACCGTGCCTATGCGTTGGCTCGCCGGCAGCAGAGGCGAGGCGCATGAACATCGACTGGTTCGCTGTGGAGTGCGCCGCCAATGGAACACCGATGCGGCTCAACACTGATGAGCGTCGAATGATGGTGCGGCGCCGGCCGAACCTCCCCGAGGATGAGTTGGCTCGGCGATCGTTCTGCACAGTCCGAACCATCGAACGGGACCGCGCCGACCTGGCCGACGCAGAACAGCAGCAGTGCCCCCTGTGTGGTCAAACCGCGTGGGTGATCCACACCGGGATTGTGGAGGCGCACCCGGACAAGCTGCTGCAGGAATGCCCTCTTTCTGGCCAGTCGGTGGCACCTGATTGGGAATCGCAAACCGCGGCAACAGTTGTCTGGCTGTCCAGGCGTATCCGTGTCGGCGACTCGCTGGGTGTGTGGGACTACCTCACCAAGCTTCCCGTTGATCAGCGCACCAGATTGTTGATGGCCGCGCTGGCTGGAATCCCAGATGTTGATGACCCGTTCGCGTGGATCACTGAGGAAGTGGAGCAGGTCGCATGAGCAACGGAAACCGGCTCACCCCTGAGCAGGTGAAGATGATCCTGTCGATGACGCGTGAAGGGTGTTCCGCCAGGCATATTGCTGAGGTTGTTGGGTGTTCGTCGCGCACAGTTGTTCGGGTGCGGGCTGACGGTGATGCCCGCGTGATGGGCCCCGAACTGTTTACGCCGTTGACGCAGGAACAGAAGGACTTCGCTCGGTATCTGCTTGATGACGGCGCCCCGTACAACGAGGTTGCCCGCACGTTGGGGGTGTCTTGGACGACGATCGAAAGGAATTTCCCGGGTTATGGGTGGACCAAGAGGCAGGCTGCTGAGTTCACCGCGTTGTCGAAGAAGTTCCGTCGGCTGGAGGCGTCGTGATGTGTGTATGTGGACACAACCGGTCCTGGCACCGCTACTCGTGGGACAAGTTCCGGCAGGTGTGGGACACCGGATGCAACGCCACCAACTACCACGGCCCCGTCGGGCATGAACGCTGCCGCTGCTCGAAATATCAAGACAAGGAAGACGAATGATCACTGATACGAGGGTCATCACTGCGAGGGATGACGCGAAAGCCGGCGCAGCCGCACTGGACGACGCGAGGTGTGCTCTGCATGAGTTGTTGAACGAGGGACCGCCACTGCCGTTCCTGGACCGTGAAGCACTGGAACTCAACCTGGAGGTTGTAAACAAGGCGTTGTCTCGGGTTGATGCGGTGATCGGATCGTTGGACCGGCTCGCGGACAGGTGGACAGCATGAGCACCGAAACCCAAAACCTCACGTGGGAATGGTTCACCGGTTTTGTTGGCCCCGGCAGGTGGCGTGCGGTACTCCCCGGTGATCGACGCAACGCGTGGATCAATCCGTCCGATGTGGCGGGTGATTTCCGTTGGTCTGTTGAGGACAACACGTGTGCGCTGGTTTTGGCGTGGGGGTATGAGGAAACGTTGGACGCCGCGATGGCCGCTGCCGCCGCTGCTGCTGCGGAGGTGACCGAATGAGGAAGGCTGCGCGATGAGCGAACCTGATGTGGAAGGACTTGCGAAGCTCCGGGAACCTTTCCCGCCGAATCAGATCGGGAAACTCCCCAAGGGCGGCATCACTCTCGACTTTCTTGGCCATGGTTATCTCACCGCCCGATTCCTGGACGTGGACCCACTGTGGACGTGGGAGCCGTTCGCCGTCGGGGACAACGGGCTACCCCTGCTGGATGAGCAGGGCGGGCTGTGGATCCGACTCACCCTGTGCGGTGTTACCCGCATCGGCTACGGCGACGCCGGCGGGAAGAAAGGTCCCAACGCCGTCAAGGAAGCCATCGGCGACGCACTCAGGAACGCTGGCATGCGGTTCGGCGCGGCTCTCGACTTGTGGTGCAAGGGGGACCCGGACGCCCCGGCACCGCCTGATCCTGCGGTGGCTGAACGCAACGCTCTGCTCCACGAGCTGGGCGATGCGTGCGCGGCGTTGACGTTGGATGAGAAGACGGTGGCCGCCCAGTTTTACGGCAAGTACAAGGTGACCGCGAGGAACGCGAAACCCCAGCAGTTGCGGGAGTTCATTGATGACCTCATGGAGAACGGTGCCCCCGCATGAGCCGCAGGTATACGGGGTTCACCCCGGAAACCAAGGAACTGATCTGGACCCGTGCCCAGGGGCGTTGTGAACGCTGCAACGAGTACGCCTCAGACGCTACTGCACACCATCGTAGGCCCCGTGGTCTCGGCGGATCTCGCCGCGAAGACACCAACCTGGCGTCCAACGGGCTGTGGGCATGCGGTGCCTGTCATCGCTGGGCCGAGTCGTACCGGACACAAGCGTTCGCTGACGGGTGGCTTGTTCGCCAATCCCAGTCCCCCATCACTGTTCCCGTCCTCTACAGGGGCAACTGGGTGTTGCTCGACGACGACGGGTTTGCTTACCGAATCCCGGCGGAGGCAGCCCAATGACTCGCCTCCGCCGTACTCAAACCCGGAGACACCATCCACTGGCAGGTCCCATGATCACCGTTGTTTGCGCGGAATGCACCCGCACCCAAGGCAGCCCGGTCACCGCGGAATTCACGAACACTGATGAGGCGCGGGCGTTCATCCGCCGCCACCACGCCTTCGCCGACCACAGGGCACACGTTGAGGAGATTGCATGCTGACCCTTTTGGACATGTTCTGCGGGGCTGGCGGATCCAGCACCGGTGCCGTCCAGGTCCCCGGAATCGAAGTCCGGGTGGCGGCCAACCACTGGAAGCTGGCGGTGGAGACGCACGGGGCGAACCATCCAACGACGGACCACATTTGCGCGGACCTGTCGCAGATCGACCCCCGACTGTTCCCCAACACGGACATCCTGTGGGCATCCCCGTCGTGCACCAAACACTCCATCGCCCAAGGGTTGAAACGTCTCGACAAGCAACCCGACCTGTTCGGCGAAACTCTCCCCGACGCAGCAGCCGAACGGTCCAGAGCCACCATGTGGGATGTGGTCCGGTTCTCCGAGTATCACCACTACCAGGCAGTGATCGTCGAGAACGTGGTCGACGTGTACCACTGGCCACCATTTCAGGCGTGGCTGGCCGCTATGGACTCCATCGGTTACGCCCACCACATCGTGTACCTGAACTCGATGCACGCCCAAGTGTTCGGACCTGGTGCCCCGCAGTCACGTGACCGCATCTACATCGTGTTCTGGAGGCAGGGAAACACCGCCCCAGACCTGAAGCGGGTCACCCGACCTGAAGCGAACTGCTCTACGTGCGGACCTGTTCGGGCAATGCAGGTGTGGAAGCAGCCCGATCGTGCACCGTGGGGCCGATACAGAGCCCAATACGTGTACCGCTGCCCATCGGTGAAGTGCCGCAACCAGATCGTTGAACCAGTGTTCCGGCCAGCCGCCGAGATCATCGACTGGACGTTGGTTGGCCAGAGGATCGGAGACCGCGACAAACCGTTGGCGGCCAAAACACTGTCACGCATCCAGGCCGGGATCGAACGATACTGGCGGCCACTGCTGGTTCCGGTGGAAGGCCGGGAAGGAAAGCAGTCCGCCCCGGTGGATCAGGCAGCCCGAACCATGACGACCCGCAACGAAACCGGGTTGGCGTTCATCGCTGAACTACGCGGCGGAGGGTCAAAACACCGACCCGTGAACAAGCCACTCGCCACAGTCACCGCTTCCGGGAATCACCACGGCCTGGTGACCACCTACTACGGCAACGGGGCTGTCGTCCCAGCGGGAAGCCCACTGCCCACCTGCACGACCGTTGAACGGCACGCCCTCCTGACGCCGACCGGTGGGACGTGGCGCAACACGCCCACCTCGTCCGACGAGCCGATCCCTACACGCACTACCCGCGAAAACGACGGTGTAGCCATGGGACCCACCCTGGACGTGAATGACGTCCTGTTCCGCATGTTGGAGCCGCGAGAGATCGCCCGCGCCATGGACTTCCCCGCCGAGTATCGGATTTTGGGGAATCGCCGCGAGCAGGTGCGCCAGGCAGGGAATGCGGTGACCCCGCCGGCTGCGCGGGATCTCGTCGGGGTGGTCGCTGAATCACTCGGGGTGTCCGCATGACGTGTCTGTTGTGTGACCATTCCAGGTCTTCTCATGCCCCCCGGTGCCGGGTCCGCATGGGTGTCGACCGGGACGACATGAACACCTACACGATCTGTTTGTGCCCAGGATTCGAGGTGGGGCTATGCGAGGTGTGCAACGGCAACGGATGCGCAAAATGCGAGGAAATCTGATGCTGAAAACCATGCTTTACCAGCGGTTTTCGGGTAGTATCGAACGTGCGAACGAAGACGGCCCGGGCGGTGCTGGTAACACCGTGACCCCGGGCCTAACCACTGGATTGGAGTGGCTGTGACTGATGATAGTCCACGCATCCCATACGACTGGGCAAGGGTGGAATGTCCCACCTGCGGATCTGCCCCGGACACCCGCTGCCGCGCCAAGTCGGGCCGCACGACAGACGCCCACATGAAGCGCGTAGACCTGGCGTTCGAGCGCTACGCCGAGATTCGAAGGTGGCGCATCCACAACGCTGTCATAAAGAACTTGTTCGGCGGTGGTGTGCAGTGAGGATCAGGTCAATCAAGCCTGAGTTCTGGCGATCCGACGACATCGCCAAACTGCCTATCTCGACCCGGCTCACGTTCATCGGATTGTGGTCGTATGTAGATGACAACGGTGTTGGCGCAGACAAACTCGTCTCCATCGTTGCCGATCTGTACGCCGATGAATTCGCCAGCGAACCTCTAGAGACCCTCAAGAGAGTCACTGAAGATCTGGAGAGACTAGCCAGCGGTGGACAGGTGACCCGCTATAAAGCCGTCCACAACGGAAGTCTCAAGGATCTGCTGTACATCACCAAGTGGAAACAGCATCAGCGGGTGAATCACCCCAGTCTTGGCCACAAATATCCACTCCCACCAGCGGATATGGTTAACACGGCAGTGTCCCTCCAGAGTTCCTCTGGAGACCCTCACGAGAGTCTCACCCACGAACAGGGGAACAGGGGAACAGGGGAAAGGGAGCAGGGGAGCAGGGGAGCAGGGGACGAGGAAGTCCCACTTCCACCCGAGCCGCCGCCCGGACCGTACGACTCACCACCCGTCGTCGTCGACACCGCGCCAGCCTCAATCGAACTCGTCAACAAGCCCTCAAAACCGCAACCATCCTCCGCATCCAAGACCGTCGTCCGTCAAGAGCTTGGAAGCAACACCTATCCGAAAGCCACTGTGGACCGGCTGGCAGTCCAGGTTGAGAAGCTCACCCGCGAAGGACAACCGGACGCCCTTATCCGGGAAGCCCTGCGCGAATGGGAACGAAGGCCTAACTGCAACCTCCCCGAATACCTCCCAACAGTCCTCGGAGATGTCATCAAGTCGTCTCGATCAAGCAACCTCACCGCTGGCGAAGCGAAAGTCCTCGGATGGGCTGGCCTCGGAAACCCTGACCAGAGAAAGGCAATCGGACAATGAGCGACTCTTATCAGATCGCGGCCAATGCTCTTGCGAAGTGCGCTGCTTACGATCCGTGGTTTCCGCAGCCGAACCGCGCCACCGTTGAGGCGTGGGCTGAGCAGATCGAACTGTGGAAGTTCAACCAGGCCGACGTGCTGGCTGGGGTGACGAAGATGTACTCCGATCACGGGAATGGGTTTCGTCCGTTGCCGAAGGATCTTGTTGATGCTGCTCGTGCGATTCGTCGGGATCGGTGTGAGCGAGAAACCCCGGCGGAACGGGAAGCTCGTGAGGACGCCCGTGACGCGGAGCTGGAGCGCCGGCTGGCCCGCGCTGTCGGTCGGGTCGCTGAGATGAAGTCGATCGATCGTGCCTGACCGGTACGGGGAGACGACGCCGGAACCGCGGGTGTTTGTGCGGCCGAAGGTGAATGCGTTGACGGTTCGGTGTTCGTGGTGCAAGGCGGGTGTGGGTGCTCGTTGTGTGGTTGCGGGGACGAACTTGGTGTTGCAGCGGTCGTCGTTTCATGAGGCTCGTGTCCGGGCCGCGGAGTTGGCGGCTACGGGCGCTCTGACGCGTGGGCGGATGTCGTGAGCGCCGATGACACGCGGGATGCCCTGAAAGTCGCTCCACGTGGCGCACAGCCCCCGCAATCAACACCAGGAGACGAACGCAATGGGTAAACATCACGCCAAACCAGACATCCGCGGGATTCTGAAGCAGTTCGAGAAGCAACACGACAACCTTCTCGATCAGCTCAGCGCCATCGAGCGCTATGACCCGATCACGGTCTACGCGGTCCTTTCAAAGCTTGCGTGTCCACTTCCGTGCGTCGGATACGTCAATGACACGGGTTGGCATCTGGACTGCCAGCGTCGAGCGCGTGAGGCCATGGTGCTGCTGGGTTTCTCACTGCCTCCAGAGTCGTTGTGGGAGCGGCCTCTGGGAGATGAAGACCGATGACGATGTTTGTGTCGTCTGCGGATGATCCTCGTGTCCAGGCCGCCCAATCCGCGCGGTCGTGTGACATCTGCAAAGCCCCCAAAGGCAAACCCTGCAGCAACACGATTTTGCCGGGGAAGCCGCTGCCCGGTCGGGTCATCCACTTCGGGCGGCTCACAGACAGAAACCGAGAACCGAAAGGCGAAGAATGAACAACCCCGAGTTGCGTGCTGTACTCACAGAAGCCCTCAGCCGGTCGTACTACCGGATCGTTGGTAGCTCGTCGGATTGCCGAGTTGATCCGGGCGAGATCCTTGCTGACGCCGTCCTGTCTCTTCCGGGTGTGGCGGTAATCCAACTACCCGAACCTGGCGAAGGTGTCTGGAAGCTGACTCGTCGGTCGACGTACGGGCTGGTGTGCGTCACCTGTGGAGTCGCCTACGGCGGTTGGCGGAGGGCACCTCACGAAGCGGAACGGGATCGTGTACGGGCCGAGCGGTACGGCTGCTCAACCTGCAAAAACCGGAAGACGGTAGCCGCACTACCGGAACATCACGCCCACCACGAACATAACCCGGACTGGTCGTACGTATCAGGCGGCTACTGCTGTGCGGCTACGCAGATGAAGGCGATTGGTCCCAATGATTGCGCGAAGTGTGGAGAGCCGTACCCATGTGCCGCTGCGGTTCTGGCTGCAGGGGAGGAACACCATGGCTGACGGGCGTACCTCGCGACACCTCACCGAATGCGTACTGGCGGGAATCCCCGTCAAGAACGGCAAGATCCAGCGCCACCCGTACCAGAGGGACAGCCAGTCAGGCGCGGGGAACTGCGTCTGCGGGCGTGATTACGTGCACAGGCCAATTCGACCCGTTCTGCCCCGACCATGGCAACCCCGAGTATGTGGCGAGTTTGGAGGAAGCGTGAGCGACGGCAAGCGGTGCGCCCGATGCGGCCGCGCGGATTCCGTATTCGGGTCGTGGACTTACTTCGTCGCTCCGGATCGGATGCGGACGGTGTATCTGTGCCACGCCAACCAGGACGGGACGAAGACTGATCCGGACTGTTATCACCTGGCGACAACACTGCGTGATCCGATGCCTGACCACTACCAGAACCCCGGGGAGGGAGCGTGAGCGACGTTGAGCGCGATCTGGACTTGGATGCGATCCGTGATGACATTCAGATGGCCGCCAGGTCACCGGAAATGGCTCGACATGTAGCCCTGGACCATGGCCCCGAACTGGTGGCCGAGGTTGAGCGTTTGCGCGCGCGGGAAACACGAATCCGGGCGCTGGCTGAATCGGGCGGCGTGTACGAACCCGGACCCGACTGGATCTCAAAGCGCGCCATCCTCGCTGCGCTGGATACCGGGGAGGAAGCATGAGCGGGGACGCGCAGAAGATCATGATCGCGGTTCAGCGCCGACACCGGCGGACGTTAAACCTGGAAACTGGACACTCCCGCTGCCAGGGTACGCGGGTGGGTGAATGTGATTTCCGCGACGGTTCGCTCGACGATTTCGAGGCCCACGTCGCCGCCGAGATCGACAGAGCCCTCGGAGGACTCAGGCGGGAAACCCGCGTAATCGAGAGCATCTTCGAGCTGGGCGTGCCAGAGCCTGCAACCCGATTCGTTACCCACTGGATGGAGATACCTGATGAGTGATGTTGTTGAGCGCGCCAAAGCCACGCTGGAAGGCGTGACCGAAGGGCCGTGGACGTTCCAGCACTGGGGCGGACAGAACCAGAACGGCGACTACGCAGAGTCGATCCTCTTCGACGGCGCTGGCGAGTCCATGACCTACGGACTGCCCGACCATGACGGCGAGTTCATCGCCCAGGCGCGCACTCTCGTTCCTGAGTTGGTCGCTGAGGTTGAAGAGTTGCGTTTGTTGGTCGCTGCCGCTGCTACCGAGCTCGCGCTGCGAGGAGAGACCCGATGACGGCCGCGGTAGAGGCGGCCAACCCTAACTGGCGGGAGCAGGAACTGTGAGCAGCGAAGCCCAAAACCTCATGATCGAGGTGATCGATGCGCACGCCTACAACGGCGCAGACGTGGGGTTCGACATGTTGCGCGTCGAGTACTGCATCTGCGGGTGGTCGGAGGAAGGCGACGGCGTACACACCGCGCATGTGGCTTCTGAGGTTGATAAAGCCCTCGGAGGACTCACCCGTGAAACGCAATGGGTTCCTGTAGAGGAATCCGGACACCGCTGGGCGGGTCGGAGCAGGGAGGTCGCAGAAGCCAACCTCAAGGTCTTCTCGGTCACGGGAATCTGCCACGACCCGGAGGTCGACTCTCCGCTTGTCCGAATTGAGCACGAGGCCCGCTGGGTGTCGGGATGGAGCGAGGCATGAGCGACGCAGACACTGCACGGAAGAACGGCTGGAAGGTCGGCACCAGGCTCGCCGGCGATGAAGGACGCGGCGAAACGATCATCGAAATCACCGCGGTCGGAGAGGAACACGTGCTCGCGAAAACCATCTCCCATGCGGGCCGACCGGCGCCGTACCGGGAGTCACTGTGGACTTTTGTGTGCCGGGATTGGCGGGAGGTGCCTGGTGCCTGACCTGAACTCTGATCAAGTCTCTGACCTCATCAACCGCATGGAGGACGCGATCGTGAAACTCAACTTCATGGCCGACGAGAAGCGCGTCAAGTTCCCGCACGGAACGGATTTCGACCGGCTGCGGGGCAAAGCTGAGGGCGTCCGGTTGGCGCTGTCGTATCTGAGGGAGTACGTGCGGTGATTCAGGTTCATTGCCGGGAGTGCAACCGTGTCTGGGACCAGTCGTGCGAAGACTGCGCTCAGTGGAAAGCGGATCGTCACTCGATCAACACGGGGCATACGGATATTCACATCATCCCGGACACCACACCACCGCGGCCTGTGGTGGATCAGGGGTGGGCGGAATGGCTCACGAAAGGAAAACCATGACTACCCCTGAGCGTGCAGCTCTGGTTGAGCGGGCCGCGCAAGCCATCTGCGAAACCACCAGCTCCGGCCGCATGTTCCCCTGGAACACCCTCACGGAGCAGGAGAAGGACGCGTGGCGGCGGATGGCTGACGCCGCGTTCGACGTCCTCGTTGAGGCATGGTTTCCGCCGTTCTGATGCCGAAAACACCTGAAACCCCCGTCGAGCACATCGAGTTCGCGCGGGAAGAAGCCCGCCAAGCCGCATACGAGTCCGCGACCACTCACGCTCTGATCGCTATCGCCCAACTACTAGCCGAAAAGGACCAACAATGAGCAACCTTCGCCTCCCCTGCATGGACTGCGGGGAACCGATGAGCCGGATCTACCCGAACGCCCGCGAGGAATTGGCGTGGGCGCACACCTCACTGGAGGACGCGGAGCTGTGCCCTCGTGACCGATCGGTCCGCCCTTGGCCTATGCCGAAACTGGAGGACCAGCCTTGAGCCTGTCTGTGATTCTTGCTTCCCAGGCCCGGTTCCTCACTGAGAGCCCTGTTTGTCCGGCGTGTTTCCAGCCCCGCGCCGAGCATTCCACCGACTGCAAAGGACACCACAAATGATGACTGACGTGATGCTCGCAATAGCCGGCTTTGAACTGGAGAACGACGTCCGAAACAACTGGTGCCGCATCTGCTGGGACAAACTCGATGAATGTCCCGGCCACGTCGGGTACATGGAGATGTTCGGCCCACCACCCACCGAGGAAGAGCTAACCGCCTATGCCGCGGATCTGGAAGTGCGCCGGCGAGGTATTGAACGCCGCGCCGCAGCGCTTAATCACGCGGCAGTGAACCTCGGGTACGACAGCATCGAGGACCTTTGCGAGAAGGTCGATGTCGGGTCGGTTGTGCAGTCTGAACCTAACCAGGAGGGGGAAACGAATGACTGATGCTCGTGTGGCTGCGTGGATCGCCGCGTGGGACAGCCTCAATCAGGTAAACGAAACTTTGAAAGCTCAATACAGTCGCAGTCGCGGCCGCATCGAGGACCCCGACGAGTACCGTGCTGTCCTGCAAATGAGCGCAGACATCTACACCCACCTCGCCGACGTCCCAGCAGAGGTCGGCGTTGCCGCAGCGGAACTACTTGAACACCGCGAGAAGGAACTTCAGGAACAGGAAGCAATGTTCAGGAAGGCGTTCGACGAATGACCCAGCCGATCGACACCGATACCCATGTGGAAACACCCACCAAACCCAAACACATGGACCCCAACAAACTCCGCCACACCCTCTACAGACTCACCATCGACTGGCTCCAACTCCACACCCAACTCCCCACACCACCACACCGACAAACCCCCCGCCGCACCAAAACCCACACCTACGGACACCCCGCAGAATGGGCCAGCGACACCACCGCACTCATCGCCGACGTCATGACCTCATGGCACGACTACCTCGCCGAACAACGCAACGAAACCCCGCCACCCAAAGGAAACGAACAAACACGAATCATCGCAGCCTGGAAATACCTCGAACCACGCTGCGAACAACTCACCCAACTCGTCACCCACGACGACCTCAAAGAACTCCCCGACCTACACCACCGAATCATCCGAACACTCGGATACACCAAAACACCCAAATACACTCTCCCCGTGCCCTGCCCGTCCTGCGGACTGCTCTCCATGGAACGCACCATCGGAATGGGCGGCAACGACTACATCGCGTGCGGCAACCCCGACTGCACCTACATCGTCCGCGACGACCCCGACGGCAAAAACTACAAATGGTTGATCCGTGTATGTCTCGACACGCTTATCGAGTCGGAACAACAAGCCGGTTGATCTTTCATGTAAGATGACTGCCAGTAGAAGAACTATGCCCGCACCCGGACTAGCTTTCGGGTTTGTGGGCATTTTTCATGCTCACATCCGGGAAGGGACCCGAGCTTAGATGGCAGGAACCGCAGTCCTCACCCCTGACGGTATCGACACACTCGTCACCGCAGCCGAAGCAGCCTCACTATGCGGTGTCACCACCAGCACCATCTATGTGTGGGTCAATCGTGGCACCCTCGCACCGTCCGGGAAGAACCGACTCGGGCACAACGTTTACCGCGTCCTTGACGTCGCCAAAGCTGAACACGCCACCCGCGCAAAGGCCCGACGACACCGGTGAGCACCTTCCCCGCACCCCGCACGCTCACCGAACGCATCCAAGGCGCGCACCTCAACCTGAAACTCGCACGGCAGGCAGGCAACCCGGACATCATCGCCGCCGCTGAACGCATACTCAACCAGTTGGTTGACCGTTTACCCCGCTCCACCAGCCAGGAGAAGTAGTACCTCATGCCGGACAGCGACCCGATCGATTTCACCGCAGCTGGCGAAGCCTTCGCCGAGATCTTCATGGATGGCATCCGCGCGATCATCGCGCAGGAACTCGACGCACGTGGCGTCAAAGGCCCGTCCACTGTCGTCAATAACGTGGTTCCGTACTCGCTGCCTGATTCGCAGGACGCGCAGTACATGGAAGCCACGTATGAGGCGGACGTCTGATGCCGCTCAAACACCTCCGCATTTGCGACACCTGCGATCGTGTCCGTTTCGCACCCTGCGGCAAAGCATGCCGAGTCCCCAACGATATCGATCCTGACTCGTGGCGAATCAATCTGCAGGACGGTGCAGGAACGATCGGTGGCGAAGGGTGTACCGACAAATATCCCAAATGAGCAGCCTCACAGACCTCACGGACTTCCTTAACCGCACGCTGAACAACCTGGTTCACCCCGGCGACGAAAACACCAAACCCTTCCCGATCCTCCTGCCGGGACTACGACCTATCAGTGTCCCCCCGGAACTCGCCGGCCAGTTCGCTGAAGAAGCAGGCCTACCGCACCTCGATACCCCGAAACTGGTCGCGGAAGCACTCGCCGCGGCGATCACACAAAACTATGTGATCCTCACACGCGAAGAAGCAGAACAGCTGCGCCAGAAAGCGGCCGACGCACCGACCGGGCACCGCGTCATCAACATCCGAACCACACCCACAGCCCCGCCCGTGCTGTCGATCACCATCGACAAAACAAGCAACGACGTCATCGTTCCCAAACGAGCCTTGCGGAAAGCGACCGAACAGTGATCCACATCGAAGTTGACGGGAAAGTGCTCATGCACGCCGATCCCGGCCAGTGGACCACCACGCCACCTGATGTTCAAGCGGTCCAGAAAGCTGGACCCAACGAGCCTTGGATGCTGCCGATCATGACCGCACTAGCGAAGACGGCCACCCTCGCGATGGCCGGGGCGAAACACGAGGACACCACAATCCGCGTGACCACACGCAAGAACGGCTGGACGATGGACTGCACCAATGGATGAGGCAGCCCGCGCCCGCCAGGAGCTGCGCAGATCCAACGCCGCCCAGCCGCACCGAAACCGGCACCGCGAACGCAAAACCGGACGAACCACAGACCGCAACATCTGCTACTGCGGCGACGCCGACTGCCCAGACTGCGGCGAATGGTACGAGTGACGAACTGAGCCCACACATGACCGACGTCGTGATCAACGGAACCCGATACGTTCCCGAAACCACCAACGGAACTCCAATCGGAATCGGAGTCACCACCCGCAACCGGAACACCATCGCCGACGAGACAATCGCCCACATTCGCCGCCGCACACCCAACGCCAAACTCGTCATCGTCGACGACGCCAGCGACGAACCATACCCAGCAGCGACCTACCGATTCCCTCAACGCGCAGGCATTGCCCGAGCCAAAAACAAATGCCTCGAACTCCTCAACGGCTGCGAACACATCTTCCTGTTCGACGACGACTGCTACCCGATCGCCGACAACTGGTTTCAGCCCTACATCGACTCACCCGAGCCGCACCTGATGTACCAGTTCATCGACCTCGCCGGCGGACGGAAACTCAACGACGTCACGAAGGTCTACGACGACGGCCAACACTTCGCGCTCACCGGCGCCCGCGGCTGCATGATCTACGCACACCGCAGCGTCATCGAACGCGTCGGCGGACTCGACCCTGAATTCGGCGGCTGGGGATGGGAACACCCATCGTGGTCCGATCGCATCTACAACGCCGGCCTCACCTCGTTCCGCTACGGCGACGTCTGCGGATCCAACAAGCTCATCCACTCCATGGACGAGCACCTGGAAGTAAAGCGTTCCGTCCCGACCGAGGAACGCAAAGCCGCCGCCGCCCGCAACGCCGAGTTGTACTGGCAGCACCACTACACCAGCAGCCACCACATCCCCATCGTGGAACCCGACCGGCGTGTGGTGCTCACCTGCCTGCTGTCGAACAAGCCAGACCCGCAACGCGGCACACGCATGCGGCCCGACGTCAAACTGCTCGAAACGCTGATCACCTCCATCACCGGAGGTGAAACCGTCGTGCTGTGCGACAACCCACTCACCCACCCGCAGGCGTCATTCGAGCGAGTCACCAGCCCAGTCGATAACCCATACTTCGCGCGCTGGTACCTGTACTACCAATGGCTCCGCGCCAACCCCGACGTCAAATTGGTGTGGTGCGTAGACGGCACCGACGTCGAAATGCTCACCCCTCCGTGGGAACACATGCAACCCAGGAAGCTGTACACCGGGCACGAACCCGCCGTTGTGGGGATCGACTGGATGCGCAACAACCACAAAGCCACACACCTGCAACAGTTCATCGACACCCACGCCGACCGCACCCTACTGAACGCGGGGATCGTGGGCGGCGACCGGGAAACCGTCATGGCATTCGCACACGACATGGCCGCCGACCACGAAGACCAACTTCGGCGCGTCTGGCACAAAGACGACGCCCCGGGAACAATCATCGGCGACATGGCGACACTCAACTACGTTGCCTATACCAAACACGCCGACCAACTCATCCACGGACCCCAGGTGGTGACGGTCTTCAAGACCAACGAACGCAACGCCTGGTCATGGTGGAGGCACAAGTAACAATGGTCGCGAGGCCCATGGTCACGATCCACCGACGCACCGTGCACAAGCAGTTCACCAAGCAGATCGCCTGGGAGAAAGAACTACAGGCATACCGCACGATGCCATGGGCCACGCCCAAACTCATCGACTTCGGACCCATGTGGATCGAAGTCGAACGCTGCACCCCGATCCTCAACATCCACCCCAACTGGTCCCGGCGCTACGCCGAGCCGCTGTGGGATCTGCTCGCCGCCATCCACGCCGCCGGCTGGTGGCACTGCGACCCCTGCCTGATCAACGTCGTCGTACACCCCGACCGCGGCGTGCTGCTCATCGATTTCGAGAACCTCACACTCGCGACCGGAAACCGCTCCTATGACCTCTACGGCGCAACGCGCCGCCGGTGTCGAACCCGCCTGGCCCGGACTCGGCCCAGACGGCGTGCACTGGAACGGACCATGGCCGTCGTGCCCCGGACCCTACTGGGACGAACCATGATCGGCATCGTCCAACACCCCGACGAATGGTGGCGGCACAAATGACAATGGAGCGGAGCATGAAACCCGGCGACAACGTATGGGTTGACTTCGACGGACTCGAACACGAAGGCACCGTCGAGAAAATCCAATCCAGCGGCTGGGTCAGATGCTCCATCGCCATCGACCCCGAATACGACTACGGCAGCATCACACCACGACTCACACCACACACCACCGTCGCCGTGAAAACCACACGCATAAGGCCACGATGACCCACACCATCGGCATCGTGGCCCACACCAAACGCGCCGAACAAGCACACCGGCTCATGGAAACCGTGGGCGCCGCATACATGAGCATCGACAACGGCACACTCGGATGCGAAACCAACCACCGCAAAGTGTGGCAACACCTCACCCGCCACAACACAGACTGGCTCGTGGTCCTCGAAGACGACGCCATACCGTGCAACAACTTCCGCGACCAGCTCGACGCAGCGCTAGCAGTGGCACCCAGCCCAGTGGTCAGCCTCTACCTCGGGCGAGAACGACCCCGCGAATACCAACAACGCATCGCCAAAGCCGCTGACACCACAGCACACTGGCTCACCTGCCGACGACTACTCCACGCAGTCGGAATCGCCATACACGCCGACCTCGTACCCCACATGCTCAACCAACTGCCCAACGGCAAACCCATCGACGAAGCAATCAGCGCATGGGCACGCCACCAAAGCCACACCATCGCCTACACATGGCCCAGCCTCATCGATCACGCAGACGAGACGCCAATGATCGCCACCAGAAACGACAACCAACCACGAACACCAGGGCGCGTCGCATGGCAACACGGAACACGCGACACCTGGACCACCGACACCCAACCGATCTGATGCCACGCGCGCCTAAGGTCTGCCGACACGCAGGCTGCACCACACTCACCACAACCGGCACATGTCCCCAACACACCACACACCGCTGGGGCAACCACCAAGGACGCAAAGTCCCACACTGGTTGCAGCGAGCCACCTTCCGGCGCGACAATTGGACCTGCCAAAGCTGCGGACACACCGCGACTCCCGGCAGTGGACAACTCCACGCCGACCACATCCAACCCCGATCACGCGGCGGCACAGACACACTCGACAACATGCGCACCCTATGCAAGGCATGCCACGCGCCGAAGTCCCGCGCCGAGGCCCGCGGATCGAACACCTGATCGAAAACCGGTCGAAAGTTAGCTGGAGGCGCGAAACGTGCCCTGACCTGCGGAAACGCCCACATGCCCGCAAGCCTCTGACCTGCGGAAACACCCCCCCAGCAACCCCCTCCCCGGGGGTCTGCGCGGCCCCGGACGGCGC